CCAAACAGTAGATTACCGCTTGTATCATTAACCTTGACATAGTTGAGATAATTGAATCCACGGTATCCTGTAGTAGCAGTTAGTTCTTGGTCGAGGTCGAAGTCCTCTTTCGTGTTACCATCAGCAAAGGAAACTCTACTGTTTTGTAATTGATCATTATCAATAGCACCAGCAGCGAATGTAACATGTCCTGCTGCAGATACATCAAAATCTTCTTGGTCAAATGAAGCAAGTCCTTTTTGAGGTGTTGCACTAGCACCAAGCCATCTCCATGATCCAGCATCAGTAGCATCAGTATGTGTAGGTGCTCCAGCTCCAGCAGTTATATCTGCAATAGCTTGATAGAGATTAGATGCATTTGTTATCTGAGAATTTCTATTATATGTTGCTGCATTATCATATGCAGCTGCAGTAGTTCCTTGAGTTGCCGTTGCAATTGGTAGAGTTACAGATGCTGTTAATCTACCATAATCATCAACTGTGTAGTTAGTAGCATTAACAGTTTCTGAACCTGCAACTGATGTTAGTGATGCTGCGTTATATTCAGCAGGAGTAACAGCAGTAGTAATAAGATCGATGGTTGGATTATCATTAATACCTCCACCATCAGTAATAGAAATTCTTGTAGCAGTACCAGTTATCGTTCTAGTGCTCATAGAACCAGAACTAGTTCTAGCAATTAAACCAGTTGTAGTAAGACTTGCTATAGCATTAAGATCATTATCATATGGTTGAGCACCAGTTCCTTCTATACTTGTGTCTAATCCATATGCAGCAAGAGTAGTTGGGTTAGTTGCTGTTTTAATTCTTCCCTTAGCATCAACAGTAACTTTAGTATACGTACCTTCTGCTGTTGCTGTACCATCATAATGTGGTAACGTTGAAATAAGTTCTAAAGATGTAGCAAGGTTTAAGTTTGTAGATCCGTCAAATACTCCAGATGCTTGAATGTCATCAGAGAGTTGAATCTGACGAGTTGAAGCAAGTCTTGTAGAAGTTGAAGCATTACCAATCAAAGTTGCAGTAACAGTACCAGCAGCAAAGTTACCATCAGGGTCTCTCTGTACTAATGTGTTTGCAGTATTAGATGTAGATTCAACTGGACGCTCATACCTTAAAGAGTTCCACGCTGTAACGCCATCTCCAATTTTAAATCGACCAGTGTCTAATTCTACCCCCAATTCGCCTTGTGCTAATGTAGGATTTGAGTTTGCCCATTCCTGAGCACCACCTCGTCTTAATTGAATTCTATTTGCCATTTTATTTCTAGGACAACTCTTGAGAACATGCTTCCCAGTTATTTATGTCATTAAAAAGGAGGACTTACGTCCTCCTAATAATTATTCTTGGTCTGAGATGTCATCTCCAGGTATATCTACATTATCTAATGTGGTTTCACCTGTCTCTGGTGGGTTCTCTTGATAATATTCCAGTGCCTCAATAGCACCTTGTAGTTTCAAAGCAACTACTTCATTATCTTTAATCTTCTTTGCGGCCTCTTGGTTTTCATTCACCAAATTTTGCAAACGCTCTTTAAATTGAGCAAGCATCTGTTCTTGAGATACTTTTTCTACTGGGTCTGTCATGATACGGTTTTGTTAGCTAACGTTTTCAAGAGTGACTTTATCTCACTTATCTCTGATTTTAACTCAGAAACATCATTTTGTAAAGCCTTTTTCTCCGAAATTTCTTTTTGACGCTTGTTGTAAGTCGCCATGTATTTATCATATTCTGATTGATTGGCATTAATTATAGCATTGGTATTAGGATCCCTAAACCAACCCTCTTTACCATCAACAGGTATTAAATCTTTTACATCCATTATGTTGCGAGGCAAATAGCACGTAAGTCTGCAATTAAAGGTACTCTAGCTTGGTTTGAAGATCTCATTACAATCTTAAGTTGGAATGCGTTAAAGTTCAATCCACTAGTTTCATAGTAGTAATCCTTCCAAAGAATTTCTTCTGATGGAGAATCATCATACTGTAATGGTGCTGGCATTAGAGTCCAACCAACTGAATCAACATCATCACCACTACCAGTCATGAATACTCTATAGTATACTCTAACCTCTGACTGAGGAGGACGTGACATCTGGAAATCAACTCTTATAGATCTTGATTCTCTAGCAAGTCTAGCAAGACGAGTTATATAAACAGCGTCATTCTGATCACCAAATGGTAATACAGAAACATCCTGTGTTGTATCTATATTATTTTGCTGACCGTATGCTTCAGGACCACCTGGCCACTTATTGATTCTATTCATTGTAGTTATCAATGAACATCTATCAAGGTCAACAACAGGAGATAGTGATGCCTTCTCTGTAGATAATTGAATCCTCATTGTAAGAGACTTAGTACCACTCAACTTAGCAAGTTCATTAACCTCAGAACAAACCATTCTTGGGTTATCAAAGATATTCATATTGTTAAGAGTTACAGGAATATATGTTCCATCATTAACAAACGAAGCCTGATCAACACTAGTACTTCCATTACCAATAGAAGTTGCACTAGTTGTATTAATAGTGGTAGTAATATCAGTTTCTGGTAAATCCATTGTTGAAATATTTGGAGTCAGAGTTTCAAATTGTGTGTTCTGACTAGCCCAAATTAGATCACCACCACCACGTATACCATTTGTTGCTACACCAGTTATATGAAGCATATAGGTATCTAACCAAGGACAAGATATACTTGTATGAGTCTTATTAATATCAATAAGTGGAATACCATCTAAGTTATAACACTTAATAACATCACCAGAAGCATGTGCAACTTCGGTAGTACTATTAGCACCTCTACCACCAGTAGCTACAGTAATTGATTTACCATCAGCTGCTATAGCAGAGTACTGAATTATCTCATCACCTATCATAAGGTATCCAGGATTACTAGCACTTATTGCTGCACCATTAACAATATCATGGAAATCTGATCCATCTTCACAGTTAATAGTAGTAGTTCCAATTGACAATGCACTTGTTAATACTGTATCTGCTATTTCAGATACTGCACCTTCAACAGTAACATTATTTGTTCTATTGTGCATACAGTGATTTCTATGGTATATCAATACCTCTTTATCATCTGCTGCAAATGTAGGAACACTTGTTAAGTATGCACCACGAGAATCACCACTATATGTTACGTTACTTACAGTACCAGTAAATCCACCTGTCTCACTAAGAGATTCGGATGCAGTAAAGCTACCAGTTACATTGGTAAGTATTAAAGTAGCACCAACATAACTCTTAACCAAACCCTGAATACCTGAACTACCACCAACTACAGTGTCACCAACTTCAAGAGCACCAGTTCCAGAACCAACTGTTATTGTTGCTTCTGCTTGATATGAAGTTAATATGTATGAGGAACCATCTAACCAATTACCAGTTATATCTGTAACAGTAACAGTGTCAGCAACAGATGAAGACGTTGTAGATGAAACAACAGTTGCTGTTGCATTAGTTCCTGTTTGAGTTACCCTAGCACCATCAGTAAATGTATACTGAGTTGTTTGTGGATCTAATGATAATACCTGCTTAGGTTTAATAGTTTGAATTGGGTTATTGATTAATCTATGAACACCACCGTTACCCTTACCTTGTGGTGTATTATTAAGAACTACAGTACCTTGATCCTTTGTAAAGTTAGCACGATATATTGTGAACTTAAGGTCTTCATACTGATCAGCAGTCCATGTAGATGCGTTCTGTGACTTGAATAAGACACCAGCATAAGGCTGTTCTGATATAGTTCTAGTTCCTGTTACATCAACATCACCCATTCTAGATATCCAAATCTTATATTCATTAGAGTCGGAAAGAAGAACGAAACAATATTCCGTAGATGACTTAATATATACAGGTGCTTTAAACTTGAAGTTAGTCTTAACAGATGCAGTTTCAGATATTTCTATTTGATCTGGTGTAACTGTTATATCAGAGAATGGGAGAATAGTCTTTGTTGGATAACCATTTTCCATAGTTCTAATTTGCATAGAAACTGGAATATTAGTATCCTTAGTATTAAAGAATAAATCAACACTTGAAAGGAATACTCCACCTTCTTCCTCAACAATAAATGATTGAGCAAGAGGGTCATACCAACCAATCTGTCTAGATTCTGTTCTAGTAGTTGTAACAACTCTATCTTCACTAACTGTATCTCTAACAATCTCTGCATTTCTAACTGCCAAGACATTTTCTTGAACAGTCTGTAAAGTACCAGATGCTGAGTATGTAGTATCTGCAGATGAATCAACTACTCCTAATGCCTTACTATTTTCTTCATTGGTTGTAAATCTAAAGGTTCTAGTACCAGTAGCCCAACGAGGGTTAGCATCGTTCTTAGGAGAAGGTACAAAGAAACATCCTTGAATATTACCAACGTTATCTGTTAACAAACGACGATCACCAACAACTGCTCTAGCACCAGATGTTTGACCAACTAGAACTTCACCTACCTGCATATTTCCAAAGTAATCTGGAGATACAGTTTCTGATATAGCAGTTATATCATGGTTTAGATATATTGTTTGTGATGAGTATGATGTTGGAAGAACTTCAGTACCCTTACCATAAGGATTAGTTTTATATCCATCATCAGGTGCAACAACCTTTAATTGACATCCTGAAGTTTGTCCTGTAACAGTTTCACCCACAACAAATGGTGTCTCATTTGTACGAGCATCAGTTGAAGAGTTTTTAACTATTTCAATAACTTTAGGTGTTATATTATTTGTAACGTTAACACCATCAAAGAAGGCATAAAATCTTGTACGTGGCTTCATACGATCAACGTTGAAACCAATATTACGTGATCTAATCCAAGGAATAGTACTCCTAGAAAGAACTGTATCACCTAATGATCTTCTCTCAATCTTAGGAACAACTCTAGAACGAACACCTTGACGTGCCTGATTATTAACAACACGATAAGTACGACGTTCATGTAGATAGAATAGACCTTGACGACGCTGACCATGACCTGCACGACCTAACTGACGACCAACTCCAAATGTACCTGAAGAAGATCTTTGCTGTGATGAAGACTGTAATGTTTCACCAGTCCAGTTAGTCTGCCATGAACCCCATTGGATAGGTGCAAAACCATTCTGATCAACCTGCATATCCTTAGATACAGATGAGAAATCTCCTTCAATATTCTCAACACGAGCAGGAAGACGCTCAATATCAACCCAGTCATCAGATGCTGGAGTAAGATCTATACGACCAATAAAAGTGAATACGTTAAATGGGTTGATGTTCTCAGTCCTTGAAGCATATGGCTGTGCAATAATAGGCTCATCTTCAAAAGGTAACATAATAACATTACCTTCAGTCTTAACTACATCAGCCGAATCTGTTTCGTTATATACAAGACCAACGTTAGTTGTATAATGCTGAGGACGTAATTGACCTTCTCTAAAGTCTAAAGAACACTTATAGTCTGCATTTAAAACATCACCAATCGTGTGATCAGTAAAGTCATCAACAACATAACCATTCTTTAATCTATCAAATCCATTCTCATCATATGTCTTAGTATTATCTGCCTGAGATTCAAGCATTGATAATGATGTATAGTATTCAACGTTAGTTAAACGATTTTCTAAATCACCAATATCCTTCATCGTATAACGACGAATAACTTCTGCAGTAATAAGAATATCTCTTTCTGGATCAAAGACGTATGGCTTATATTCTATAGTAGCCAACAACATAGAGTTCTCAACTCTATCTGGTGGAATCAAGAACTTTCCAGAAACACCTTTTTGAATTCTTAGTTTACTATCATGTGAAAGATATAGATAATCAATTCTTGGTAGATACCATGTATAGTCTGCCCTGAATGATGAATTGATCTGCATGATATCAAAGACAGTCGCTGCACCAGCACCACTAACAGTAGAGAATACTCTGGATACAAAGTCAAATGTAGTACAATTTACATAGTAAGGAGATCCTACAGTACCTTGTCCATTACGCAATTCTTTAACACCTGGACGGAAATCAATTTGATCTCTAATATACTTAATAGATCCATCAAGTTTATAGTTAGGAATCTCTTTATAAGTTATACCAGTATAAGATTCGTTAGAGAAGTAATCACCTGAAGATTCATGTGATAGGTAATCAAATATAATTAACAGTCTTCTTGTTGGTGCAATAGTAGATGGTAGTCTAGTTAATCTAGAAGAATCATAATAATTAGTTCTTTGACCAGATTCTAAAGTAAACTGATCTGTAATAACTTTACTACCTTTGAAAATAGATCCAGCACTATCATCAACGATACCAGCAAGAGGACCACCAGAAAGATCAAATCCATTTATAGTTTCACCTATAATAAATGGTTTCTCATTCAGTGCAACAAAGTAAAGTTTTAAAGATGAGTTTTGGAAACTAATAACTCGACCTCTAGCACCAGATGTTTTACCTTCTATTAAAGTACCTGCTGCAAAGAATACAGATTCAGTTAATACAACATAAGGTGAAGAAGCATCATTATTATCATAAGACTCATATATTGCATGAATATTATATACATCATTAATACCAAATGAGATCGCTTCATCCTGACATCTAGTACCATATAGAGAACTATATTCTAGTCCTGTTGGTTGTGAATCTAATTTCTGATTAGTTTTAAATACCTTTAATGCTTGCATCTTAGATGCAGTCTTTAACTTTTTAGTAACAGTGTTCTTAGATACTAAAGCAGTTAAGGTAACAGTTGCAACTGAACCTAATCCACCAATAGAAATTGACTGGTTATTAGCACCATAAGTTGCTGTCAAATTTCCACCAGAAACCTCAGAATCAACATCTATATTCTGACCATTAGCCCATGTTCCACTACCACCATTAGCTACAATAGTAAGAGTAAAGTTCTCTGAAGACATAGCACCAAATGCTTCATTCTCAGGAACTGTGAATGTAATAGAACCAGTAGTTACAGTTTTGGATGCAAAGTTTCTGTATACAAAGAACGATTCATCACTAATGGATCTCATTGTATCTTCTGGTAAGTCAAAAGATAGTTCTCCATTCTGATAATCTTTCTGGAATACGAAAGGTCGCATCCTTACAACATCACTATAATCACCATCACTAATAGCACCTGCGTTCATTGATGATGCAACTTCAATTTCTGCTACTTGTGTATCATAATTAAAGATTACATCAGCATCAGCAACAGTTGATTTCTTATTTTGCTTAGTTACACCAATGGCTGTCTGATCTACTCTTTCAATACGAAGTGAATTCTTACCCTCAAAATCAGAAACAGTTGTAGTAATAACATCACCTGGTCTTAAATCATTCTCAAATCTTGTACGGAAACCAGTGATCTCCTGATTACTTGCCTGATCAATAGCAACAGTTGTACATTCAATTGGCCAAACATCATTGAGTACCCAGTTACAACCAAATCTTACTGCACCACCACCAGTATATCCAAAGGATGATCTTGTATCAGTTAACTGATAAGTATGTGCTGCTTCTAAAGTACCAACATTAAGACCATCATGCTCTAGGATTTCACCAATAGTGAATTTACCTGATACATGTTCCAACTGAATGTAATGAGTTTGGTTACCAGTATCTGCAACATAACCAGATGCACCAGATGTCTTACCTACAATTCTACGTCCAGCAGAAATACCTGGAGTTGATGCTACAGCAGAATGAACAGCATTATTAATATTCAATGCAGTAAACATTTGAGCATCAAAAAACCACATATCAAATACACCAGCACTAGCTGCAGTACCTGATTGAGAAGAGTTTGATGCTGCTGTAGAGGCAGCCTGTAACTGAATACATCTACATCTACCAATCTTATTACCACCACCAGGTTCATCATTGGTGGAATTTAAAGTCCAAGTATCATATAAATCTAATGTCTGATAACCATCAGTAACACCATCACCAGAAATCTCTGGCCATCCCCATACATCATAAACCTTTACAAAGTTACCTAAGTTGAAATTGATAATTGAGTTATTACTCATATCAAAGTCTCTAGGCTTATCTACATCAACATACTGCGGTGCAATAAATTCAGTACGATATCCTTTAACATATGCTTTACCTGGAGAAACTTCTATAGCAAGCTTACCTTCATCTGCCAAATTACCATCAGCAGAAGTTTCATTTAAAGCATATACACCATTATTAAATCCATCATTAAGATGTTCTCTAGCCTTTACATCAAAAGTATCAATTACATAGTCTCCAGACTCCTCGTAAGTACGACGAGCCATAGATCTTTCTAATTCACTATATGCAGTTCTGTTAACAAAATTCTCTACTCTACTCTTATTAATCCTTAATAATTCAATGAAATCTTTATCAGCATCGTCTTCTATTAATCTTTTAACAAACTGTGTTTTAATTCTAAATCTATGTCCACCTGGTGCAGAATAGTTTGAAGTACCAGCAGCATTGTCATTTAAACTCTCATCATCTTCTGGAGTTATAATAGATTCTAATACTTCTAAACCAACCCTATAAGATGGATTGTTACTGTACTGATCTAATAGTAAATATGCAGTTGGAACATTAACAAAATGTCCTCTAATATAATAAACACCTTCACTAATATATGCAGCCGATCCAACTTCAGTAGCATTTACTGGAAGTAGTTGTGCAAATGGAGTTCCAATTTCAATAAGAGTTGATCCAAATGTAATCTCTTTATCAGCAATCAACTGCTCATTGATTTGGAAAGTCTTAGATGATGTTGATGATGTAGTATCACCAGAATCAATATACTTAACATATAATGTAATATAACCTTTCTCTGAAGTAGTTGCAGAAATACTATACAGAACTTTTGCTCTAACACCTGTTGTTAGACCTTCTATAATAGCACCATCTAACTGATCTCTATATGTCTCAACTTCACTACCAAGGAATGATTCTTGAATTAATATTGCTTGTACATTTAGATCATAACCAACCTGTCCTGGAATAACCATTGCACCTTCTTTGAAGGTTGCAGTTCCCATAGACTCAATTTGATTCTGCAGAATACTCTGCATTGTCGTAAGTTCTCTTGCCTGTATAGGAAACCCAGGTCGAAACAGCACTCGATAAAAATTCTTATCTTTATCGAAATCGTCGTAGTATGGGGTGACGTTTAAATTAGTATTTTGTGCCATTCGGTTAGAACTCGATTACGATTTTAATGTCTTCTACTTGGTCGTTTGCACGACTGATTGATCTTCTATTATCTATGTATACAACCTGACCGCTATTTGACTTAATCTCTGGTTTAGCATATCCAGAGTTAAATTTCATACCAAGATCATATTCAGTGTTGTTAATAGTTCTAGAAGAAGTGTTTGGAACTGCAGGGAAATTTACGTCTGGTTGTCCAGCCGCACCTGATGTAGCTCCACTAATGACGTTAGATCCGTCAAATTCATTTTGAGTACCAGTAACTTCTGGGTAAATACCATCTACAGCATTTTGATAGTATTTCAAAACTTTTGTTGTAGCATTCCATGAGATAACTCTTGCACGAGAAGTAACATTAGTACCACCAACAACACGTGTCTGGGTAATAATTTCATCAGGAACATAGTTACCTTGGAAGGTAGGTGAGAAAATAACTGCTTTAGTTGCTGAAACTGTTAGATCAGATATTAACTCTGTAGTACCAAACTTTAAAGGATTGGTAATTAAACCAATACGACGATAGTCGTTATCAATCGGGAAGTCACCTGCACCCTCATCATATGAGAGTTTGGCGTTAATCATAACTCGGAAAGCACCAAGTTCAATAATAGTATCATTTCCATGACCACCTGGAGGTGGTATAATCACATCGACTTGACCGCCTTGACCAGTACCAATACCAGTAATATTATCAACAGAAATTTTACCAAAGGTATATCCAGTACCACCAGAAGTAACGGTAGCAGAAATGATCTTACCACCATCAACAACAATACTAACCCTACCGCCAGTTCCATCACCATTAATGGCGACGTTATCGTAAGTGCCGTTGTTGTAACCAGTACCAGCAGCAGTAATAACAATAGTGTCAATTTCACCCTCCACTGCGTTAGTTTTCACTGCATCATTAGTAAAGACAGGCATGTAGTCATTACTAAAGAATTTAAGAACAGATGCAACTGGAATAGTATACATATATTTCCAACGATATCCATCACCAGTAGTAACAATAGAGGTAGAAGTACCAGTAGGTTCAACTGTTGAAGGTTTTCCGTTAGGATCACTAGGAGATGTACCGTTATAGATGCACTTATAAACTTGATACTGAGAATTTACAACGTAAAAGTCAGAGTCATATAGTTTAGTAGCACCAGAAGCAGCAGTTTTACTTGGAGAATAGTCATGTCTATACATGTCATAGGTGAAACCTAGACCACCAGTAGTTTGTTCTGGAGAAACCCAGTCAATTCTACGAGCAACTTGTACAGTATCAGCAGCAAGAACCCTTTTTAAAGAGATCATGTCATCATACGAACCAGAAAATTCTGAGAATGAATCAACTGCCTGCGGAGGCGAGTTTTCATTATCCCAACTTTGTGGTCTTCCGATGAATAAGTATATGCGATCACGAGAAGTTCCAGCAACTTCATCACTCTGGGTCGCATCTGGACCTTCAAGAGCTTTTATGAATTTTAATGCTGAAAATATTCTAAATTGATCAGTTAATAGAGCTGCCATTTCCTAGTGACTATTGTCCTCTTGTTTATTTATGTCTGTTACGAACGTAGTTGTGATGAATACTCAATTCTCTTGAGTCTATAAGTAGCACCACTGTTACCCATAATGTCTTCTCCACCCAAAACTGCTTGTGCAGCAGCGTTACCACCAGTAGAATCACCTACTGCATTAACAAAAGTTATAGTTGGGTGTGTATTATATGTATTGTCAATTGTCTGATTAATTCCATAACCTCCGTTCACTATGGTTATGGAAGAAACTTGGTCTCCAGCAGTTGTCATATTGACAGTACCAGTTGCCTGTATATCACCAACATTCTCTACAGTAACTGTTGGTACTGCAGTATAGTTAGTACCCATATTCTGAATAATAAAATCAGTTATTGTACTGTTATATGAGAACTCATAAAGATATCCACTAATACCAACATTAACATTACCAGTATTAAATGGAATTATATCCTGAACTATTAATACAGATTCAACAGGATCCCAAGAAACAACTGTTGCTCTAATACCAGAAGTTGATCCAGTAACAATCTCATTAACTCCGAAGTTCAATCCATTAGATAAATCTGGATCTAAGTATAATTTAATGAGAGCTGAGTGTGGGACACCATCAGTTAAAGTTCCTGCACCACTAATTGTAGCATATTTAAATGGTAAACTACCATCTTTAACTTGATCACCAACTTGGAATAATGTTGTATTTTGACCACCAACAGTTTCTTCAATACCGTATAATGAGAAGAACATACCACCATCAAGATTGATCTGATTTTCATAATCAGTACCAGAATTAACAAGATCAATAATACCATCTCCAGCACCATCTAATTCATCATCATCTTCAAACTTCTTATCAATCATTAATGATATAGGATCTGTCAATTGAATAATACCATCTCCTCCCAAATCATCTAAAAGAACATGAGGATTAAATCCACCTGGAGCACTAGCAGCAACACCAGCATCAAACTGAACAATTGCATCTTCAGTAGATGGAATACCACCATCAATGAATGCTAACTCATCAACTTCAAATGTAACAAGCAACTCTCTAGTTGTAGGATCCCAGTCATATACTTTAGCAACTTTGTTAGCAGAGTTTTCAATTTTCCTAATTACTCTATCACCAACATTAAACTTATAAGTTGAAATACCATCTTGATCAATTTGACCACCATCCAATATAACCCTCTGATCATAATTGAAGTTTACACCTCTAGTTAATCCAGAGAATTTACCTCTAGATTTAGCTGTGTATGTAATAGTTTCCTTATTTAAAATAAGTTCTCCTGATCCTGGGAAAGCGTCAGTAGAATCAACATATATTTCAACATCAGACATTCCAACATTCTTAACAAGACCAGTAAGGAAACCAGCAACAGAATTATATGCCTGTCTGGCTCTTGACTTACGTTTTAAGTTAACTAGTTTTGTAAATATTACTTTAGGTTGATCGACATATCCGCTACCTGGATCAGTGACAGTGATACTACTAATCTTACCTTGTGCTACTTGAGCAGTTGCTTTAGCACCAATACCACCCCCACCAGTAATAAGAATATATGGTGGTTCTTGATAATAATCACCATCATCAACTATTTGAATATTTTTTACTTTACCTAACGTATCAATTTCAGCAGCACCTTGAGCACCTTGTCCTCCACCACCTTCAAAAATAAGTGTTGGGGGTGTAGCATAATCTCTTCCACCTTGTAATAATGATAGACCTGTAACTGTCTGTACAGTTGGTGTTCCTGTAGCACCAGTACCCTCTCCACCTAATATTCTTGCAGTTGCAGCACCAAAATAATTATCACCCTTCTGGGTCATCTTAACATAACTAACAGTCCCATCAGTGTTTAAAACAATATTACCTTGAGCACCAGCTGGGAATGTATCTGGTTCAGCAGGGACAGCATCACCCTCAAATAAGGGAGTACCATAGAATCTTGGACCAATTGCATAAGGATAAGTTGGTATCCCACTACCATTTTCTGTTAAGAAATAAGCATAAGTTCCATTAGGATACTCAGGAGTAACAGCAAATTTACCATTATATTCATCCAAAGTACCAATACTACTATCCCAAATATAATCCTGAACCAAATCACCAATCACATATCCATCTTGAACCGTTCTTATACCAATACCAGAAGTTGTATAACCAAAGGTATATAAAGCAAGTGGAGCACTTACAGGTACTTTAAATCTTATCTCTCTTGCAGTAGCAGCATTAAATCCACTAATATAAGCACTATAAGTTACTTCAGATCCTTCTAACCAATAGGTAATACCTGGTCCTTCAAAAAGATATGTTGTATCTGGTGGAGTACCAGCATGCCACCCATCATCAGTAGTAGATATTAATAACTGTTCATTATCATTACTAGAATCATTCTGTTGGAATACATATGTTTTTCCTCTCCATAAACTTAAGAAAGGAACAGTACTACCATCAATATTAAACTCACCATTAGCAACTGTTACAGCATAAGTTATAGTTTCTTCAGTAACTACATCAGGTCTAGCACCAGCTAATTCATCACCTACTCTGTATCTAAATCCAGTAACTTCTCTTTTAAGACCATTACCTACAGCAGTAATTTCAGCAATTCCACTATCATCATCAGTAACCCAAGCAGCTTTGACGACCAAATCATCTGCAGGAGTAGATCCACCAATTAAATTACCAGGAATAGTAATCTGCTCATCATCGATATAATTATATCCCATATTACCATCTGGTCCAGGTACTGCCTCAGATCCATTGCCACCCATAGTGAAACCACTTATGGAACCATCAGCAGCAACAGTAATCTTAGGTTTACCACCAACACCATTAGCAGAAGTCCATGAAGCTTGAACTGTGAATTCATTTCCATCATCAACATCACCATATACTCCTTCAGTTCTATTTGCATTAGCACCTTGACCACTCACAAAAGATTGTGATATCCAAGCCCCATCATACTTATGAAGGATTCTAATTTTATCACCAATAGCGTATCCACTTCCACCTTCAGCTATCCTAATTGTAAGAATACCACCAGGCTGATAAGTACCAATTGCAGTTACATCAATAATACAACCAGTCCCTGTTCCAGTTCCAGGTCCGTTATTTGTAGTTGGGTAACCATTACCAACCTGATAGAAAAGACCACCGTATTCAGATAAAACTTGTGTAGTACCTAAAACACTAGTACCACTTAAATCATATCCATAAGGTCCATAAATTGGATATCCATCAAATGCCATTCCTAATATCTTAGAATGACCATCAGCATGCCGTGAATAATCTATCGTATTAGGATCACTATTATCGCTCTGATAATAGTCTGTAATATAATAATCATTAACTGGAGGATCATTATCAATTTCTGTATCTAAGGTCATATATCCTTCATGACCTTCATATCCAGACATATATCTGTGATACTTGCAATAATAATATATCCTACTACTTTCATCTCCATTCATTATGAATAGAGGTTGAAACTCATTTTCGTAATCTGTAGATGGTGCTTCTGTTACCCCAGTACTATTATAGTACAAAGTACCACCATTCAATAAACCATCCTGTGTGGTACTAAACTGCATAGGATGACCATGAGGATGAAGTTCTGATGGTTGGTTAGAACTCTCTGTTTGATTCCACTTAATTAAATAATTTCTTTGAACTTTAATATTCTCTGGTGAAAAATAATATTGACCAGAAACAAAAGGTCCAAATTCTTCAGCATCTACACCAAAATCAATATAGAAAACACCATTGGTTAATTCTGTTGGAGGTTCTGCAATTCTAAAACTAAATCCAGTAGATCCTAAAAGAACATTATCCTCAGCAAATGATCCAGTAACATCCCTTATGTATACGTGTGTTATTGCATCAAGATTATTCTTTACAACCTTTGCGATTTCAGCTTTACCAGATCCACCAATAACATCAAGTGTTCTACCAACTTCAACTAAAGCTAATTCTTGAGAAACATTTTCAACTTCTAACATCAAATTATCAAATTCTGTCTTGATGTTCCAAGTAAACTGTTTTATTTTACCCCAATCAAACACACCATTATCTTCTGCAAACTCACTAATTAATCTAGAAGACTGGTAATAATAAGTATTGCTATCTATTACTGCATCAGAAGATCTATTATTTTTAATATAATTATACTTAACCGCATCAATAGCAAATCCAGGAGTAGGGTTACCTGCTTGACCCCATTCTGGAGTATGGAGTTGAACTCCATTTGCCATTATACCTATTGCTTTATTATTTTGTTCTTCTCTAGTATTAGGATTAGGAGCATCTTTACCACCCCTATAAATGTAAGTCTGATTAAATGAACGATCTACTAATGATCCACCACTAGTAACTGCACCAAAAGTAGCAGATTTGAATGTATGAGCACTGGTATTGGTTGCAGGAGCAACACCCAATACTTGTACTGTAATAGTTGTAGAAGTTGTAGAAAGTATTGGTATAGCAACACCTGCTACTGGATCAGTTGCACGAGGATATGTATGGTCTGTTCCATGATCATCTAACGCACAAGTAAATGTTAATGAATCAGTTCCAATTTTAATGCTATCACCTGTAGTATAACTATGACTACCAATGGTCATTTCCATCAAACCAGTAGTAGGATTATAGTTAATTGCTGAAGGTGTATACTGAGCAAGAGCACCACCAGACCCACCGCCAGGTGCTCTCTCTTCTATAAGTGGTGTTGGTTTTGGATGATTGTCACTCTGTATTGTAAGTCTATCACTATCAACAGTGAATAAACCTGTTGTAGGTGAATTTGGATGTGTCTGCCAAATCTTATTAATATCAAAAGATTGTATGACAGTAGGTGTATCTTGAGCTGGTATTATCTGTAATCTAAGAGGATCGTACCCAAGACCTCTTTCTAAAACTCTAACATGAACTATCTTCCCTGAAAGATTATCTATAATAGGATAAAGAAGTGCCTCCGTTGTTGGAGTACCACAACCATCAACAGTCAATCTCGGTGGATTTGATATATCGTAACCAGTACCACCATCTACTACTTTTACTGCACGAACACCAAATTTATCGTCAAATATGGGTTCAATTTGAGCACCGTATCCAGGAACAGTTCTTGCCATATTTTATTAACCAACTACGTTAATCGTTCCTTGCATTGCTGCATGGAGTGTACATTGATAATAAAGAGTACTAGGTGCAGCCATAGGAACTGTCCAATAAAGAACTCCAGTTCCACTACCTGTTTGCCCTGTAGTATAAGGAGTTCCAGTCAAACCTTGAGTACTTTGAATTCTGAAAGGATGTGCAGTCGATTGTACTGTATTATCGAAAGCATATGTTTGACCCCTCATAACATAAAGAGTTGCGTCAGCAGTAGCAGATGCAAATCCAGGTCCATTAAAAGTATAATCTGATGCACCATTAGCATTCAATTCCCACCAAGTAATAGGACTTCTAGTAGCAACCCAATTAGTACCGTTAAAGAATAACGAATCTCCTTGTACCACTCCACCCAAATCAGTATCAGTTAATGCTGCCAGAGTAGTAGTTAAAGTACCACTAAAATCAATTGTTAATGTGTCAGAAACAATCGTTGTTGTTATATTAGATCCACCAGCAATAGTTAACGTATCTGCCTGTGCATTTGCTGTCGTACTACCAGTATCACCTGTAATCGTAGCCCAAGTATTCAATGATGCTAAACCAGACTCATCATTTTGAGGAGTCCATTTATTAGCACTAGAACTCCACTTCAAAACTTGTAAGTTTGTAGGAGCAGCAGTTGTAGTATCAACGTCGGCCAAAACATCAATACTAGAATATTCTGTTGCTACCTTTGCTCTCACATCACCAACACCACCTGTAGTAATATTGATATTAACATATGGATTATCATCACCATCGACAGTGAAGAAATATCCTGGATAAGATGCAGCAGAAGGTGCATTACCTAATGCTGAAAATTCATTCTTATACTTAACTTTAGTTGGCATATCAATGATGCCATCAGCTCCTTGGAAAACTGTATTAACTCCACCAGCTCCTAATGTTATATTACCACTACCATTTGCTGCAACTGTAATATTACCATTACTAGAAGATACAATTGAATTACCATTAACATCTAATGAAGATGTTAAATTAGCGTAATCAGATGGAGCAAATTGAGATCCAGTATACCTTAATACTTGACCTACTGCAGGGTTAGTAACATCAACAGTTATTGATGTACCATTACCTATTGCACTATAGATTTCATTAAAATTGTCATTAATCTTGTCACCTCCACCACGCAGAGTATCCCCTGTGTTATCATTAGGAACCGTACCAAGATTTAGTGATTGTTTGGCCATTTATCGCTACGATTTTTAGTTATTTATGGTGTTTCGGGATCCACTTCCTCTTCTCCGTACTGACTAAGGTCAGGTGCGTTCCAATCATCAGGGACTGTTGTCTCAACAAGAATCTCTGGATTCTGATAACCAGAGCCTGGATTATTCATTTCAACACCAGCAACACCAACTAGTGCTCTTATATTTCCATCAAATCCAGAGATGGAATCAATTCTTACATTAGGTCTAGATGTGTAACTAGAACCACCAGAAGTTACCTGTACCTGATCAATAAATCCAGAAGTTATAATTGCAGTTCCCTTAGCATCTTGTCCAAAGACAGATCCAAGATAGTCGAAAGTAATTAGAGAGTTAGAAGACTCAATAACAGCAACCTCTCTGTCTGATGTCTCACCTTGGATGTCAATAAAGTCACCAGGTTCGATAGGTGGAACAACTTCGGCAGCATCAACGTCTGCCTCAGAACCAACATATGAGAAGGCAACGAATGTTGATCCCACACGAGGAATCTCGGAGAAGATAATTCTAGAACCAACAATCTCGAAACCTACGCCTGGTTCCTGTATAACACCATTTAGAGAAACGATGATATTATTTTCTGGACGTATTGTGGAAGATTGTACACCCTCTGTTAGCGTTAGTGAGTAGAATACATCATTACGCTTGAGGTTGAATGACTGACGTAAGGAGTCGAACTCGAATGAAATATCATCCAACTGTCTCAACTTACCAACATAGAATCCTGTGAAGGATGCACCTAGTTCTGGTGCTTCACTAAACTGAATTTGATTAGAGAACGCTGTATATGCGTTAGTACCACCTGGAGGTTGTAAAATACCATTAATGAATACCAAGAGATGTCCATCAGGATCTGGAAGGTAATTAACACCATTAGTGATGGATAAATCAAACGTATCTTGAACTCCATCAAATCCTTTAAATGCCCTCTTAACACGTGCCTTAAGATCAACTTTAGATTGAACTGCTGCCTTATAACCTCCAGGTCCAATAACAGAGTCTTTAAGATCAAATGATCCTATAATATCACTTAAATATAATCTCTTATACTGACCAGCAGGACGTATATCTTGTACTAATGCAGCACCAGCTCCTGGTGTTAACACTCTAGTAATTATGGATGCGTAACCTTCAGGGAAGTTACCACCAAGACCATAATCACCTACAAGATCACCGTTTGTTAAAGGTGTTCCTTGGAAGTCAGCAATGTATAAGAAGTTATTATCAATATCAACCTCAGTAATAATTGCGTAGGTACTTTGATCAGCAACACCACCAACAACTTTATAAAGTCTATTACCAACACTGAACTGATTCAAACCACTAATGATTGAAATACCAATTCTGACATATCCGTTAGATGCGATTCTATCACCAACACCAACGTCTAAACCATCAAACTTACTTACTTCGATAAACTGTCTGGAAGTTTCTGGATAAACAACAGAAGTCTGTTCAAATGAACCAACAAGAGTTTCAGTATCAACGGTTAAAGTTCCACCAGTATTATCAAGAATAGCAGCCTCATTTCTAAGGAATGCAGTAGGTGTAGCAGAAGCACCACTCGTATATCCTTTAAATGGTACAGTTGCATCAAACTCACCATCTAGATTAATGATCTGTATACGATCCTCTATCAAACTAACCTGTGCTGTTGTGTTATTTGTTTCACCAACAACATAATCAGTGATAGCCCAAGGATTACCAGTAACTTCAATATCTAAGTAATTAAAGTTTTCATCTGAATGAATTCCGTATATAACACCAGTAACGGCTGGATCACCATTCTTAGAAACTGTTTCGTTCATGACCCAAGGACCATCAACAACATCACCATCAAAACGTAATCTCTGATAGATCTTAACAACCTCACCTCTGTTAGGAATAATAGTTTCTAATTCAGCGTAACTGTCACTAGAAGTACCATAGAGATAATCTGAAGCATTTAATCCACCACCTAATCCAACTGGTAGATTTCTAGTACCGTAAGTATAAGTTGGAATCGTAATTCCATTATAGACAGTAACACCAGTATAGTAACTATCAAGTGCTAACTGTTCTTTAAGTAGTTTGATATTCTCACGAACAACTCTACTTACAGTTCTAATATCATAATGACTTGCTCCTTCTGTACTAAAGAACTTAAGATAACCTGCTTGAGGAGATGGACTTGTAAGACCATCGGTCATTGCCTTAATAATATATTCTTCTAATTGTGTTAATGCGTATGTCTTAATGTTAAATTCACCATCAGCATAGAACACCTCACCAGTTGCTGACATATATGGATCTAATGTACCTTTTCTAAGTTTTGAACCCCAAGCATAAAGACCTTTAGTTCCATCTCCAGTATATGATAACTGATTATTTTCATTGTATACATTAATCTTCGCTTTTAATTCTGTAAATCCAAAGGATAGTGTTGTTGTGATATATGCTCTATACCATCCACCACCATAAGGAACAGCACCATAAGCATCACCTGTTATACCACCTTGAGGTATAAAGAGTGATCCAGTACTACCAGAAGTCATATTAAGGTCAAAGAATATATTCTGCTCACCAGCAGTACCATCATCAAGTATTATATGGAATCTGACTTGCTCATACTCTGCTTTCTTAAAGAAGCAAGAGAATGTATATTGCTGATCATCTGAAGTACCTGAACCACCTTCATCAAAACTATTGGTTGTATCATCCCAAGAAATAGTTCCATCATCAAAAGTATCAAACGCAGTTAGATCATATATTCTATGTAAAGTATGTTCTCCTGAATCACTAGAAGAAATCAACTTAGCAGCACTTGTATTACTATCAGGTGATGCAGTAAAGTTGTCACTAATACCAGTTCCAATTCCAACCCAATTAGGTGTAAACAATTCTGGATTATTGAATAAGTTAATTCCAGCTACTTGTCCTGTAATATTAGATGTAATATTTCTAGCATAGTTTAATGTTCTTACATTACCTGGACTATTAAGCCATGTATAACTGCTTCCAACACCATTGACAGAAACAATAGCTTGAGCACTACTACGTGTTCCAGTTAGTACTGTATTAGATGTCCAAGGAGTACCAACAAATTCACCAACAACTAAGAAGTCATTCTCTGAGTTATATTCTAAAACTTTAGCAGATCCTTTAGGGGAAGTTATTAATTCACCAACATCAAATGTTCCAACAACATCTTCTATTGTTATATTGTATGCAGTAGAAATATCAGATATATCTGTAGTAATTAAATCATGTGAAAGATTAGTAATAATACTATCAACGAAATCATTATACAACCAAGTACCAGCACCAAACTGTGCATTGACTAGAGTTTGAATCTCTTCCTTATAGTATCCTCTATTGTAAATAAGATTCTTAGCAGCACCTCTCATTGGTCTCTTACCTGGACCAATAAGATTAATCGCAATATTAACCAATTCTTTAATTCTAGTTCCTACGACTGTCATATCAGTAGGAGTCTCAGTATCAGTATATGCAGTTGTATTAGTATACAGTGCTGCATAGTTAGGTGCTGAAGCTCCAGAATTTCTATCTCTCAACTCACCCTTAGCAGCATGCTCACATAAGAATCCTAATTGCTCAATAGCATAGATTGTTGCAAGTAATTCATCTTCAACATTGATAATCTGTAGCAAGGAAGATAGATAATATTCCATTGCAGCAACAGTACTATTATTACCACCAGTTTGTAAGTCAGAAATGATACCCAATATAATAAGTTTCAAATCTCTCTGACATGTGGTTGTACCACCTGGTTCTGGATATGTGAATGCAAACTGCTGAGAAGTGTCTAACATGTAAGTAAACTCAGCAGATGTTAGAGAAGTAATTTCTTCTGCAATATATTGTCTATTAAAGTAAAGTCTATCAGCAGCAATTGCATAGTCTGCATTGGTAGGAGCAATAATATCGTTAGCAATAGTTACTAAGTTATCAATAGCATCCTTAACGTTTGTACAATCTCCTGGTGCAGTTACACAATCAGTAATAGCACTCTGGAATGTATGTAATGTGGTGTTAGAAGAAATTCCAACATTAACTGTAATTGTTGTAGCAGTATATTCTGTAATCTTAAGATTCTGCTGATATGCAGGGTCAGTAGTTCTAGGATATGTGTGATCACTACCATTACTATCTTCAAGACAACGGAACGTTAATCCATTCAATGCAATGTTAATCATTCTTCCCTTAACCAAGGTATGAGAACCAATAGTTAGAGTTAAGTCACCTGTTGTTGGCTCGTAAGTTGCAGCAGTAGGTGTGAATGATGCAGAAGTAGATTGAGTAATTCCCCAAGCACCAACAATAATTTTATCAGTATTACCTGTTGTTAGATCACCATTAATTGCTTGCTTCATATAGTATGCAAGACGCTCATGAGCATAAGCAGACTGGAATACTTGTAATCTAATATGTAATAGAATATCATTAGCACCAAGATATCTCTTCGCAACATTTACAGTATTGAAGTTACCACCATCTCTAAGATCTTTAATAAACTCTTGAAGAATTAATGCTAAGTCAGTCTTACATTGTAAAGTACCTGCACCACTTCCATCAAAGTTTCTAGGCATATCCAAAGCAAGATCTGGATATCTATCAAGCATATCAACAGATGCCTTATCTACAATAGGACCAGCATTTAACTGAACTAAATCAGCAGCATCTTGGAATCTATATTTACCTGAAGCACCAATCTGATTAGTAAACATGATATCTTCAACACCATCATGCCAATTAATTGGGAACTCTTCTTCGTAATAAGAGTATATTCTACCACCAAGGAATTCTTGTGGAGGTGAGTATTTAACAAGACTACCAAGATAATCAACAGGTGGAGTCTGTAATGCAGAATCTAATGTATCGGTAACAATACTAATTAAGTTCTCTATAGTTGTTTGTACATCAGTACAATCAGATGTATTGTAATTAAGAACCTTAATTCCATTTGCAGTTGTTTGTGCAAAATTGTGTATTGTTAATTGATGCTTAACTGATCCAGGATCACAAGATACAAATGTATGTGTTGCTTGTGGAGTGTATGAAACAGTATTAGAACCTTGGTTACCTACAAATGTATGTGAGTAATCACCACCAGTAGAAATAACTGATCTAGTAAGACAATTCGCAACTACAGAATGGAAAGTATGTGCAGTTATATTAGTAGAAGGAATTACATCTAATACCTGTATATCAAATGTATTAGTTTGTACATTTGAAATTGGTATCCACTGATTACTTACAGGATCAGTTGCCCTTGGATATGCATGAGTTGTTGCATAATTATCATGAGCACAAGTAAACTTAAATCCACCATCAGAAATCTTAACATGCTCACCATTAACAAATCCATGATCAGCAAGGGTTACTGTAATTACACCTGTAGTTGGGTTGTATACAGCATTAGTAGGTGAATACTTATTATTTGCATTCTGGAATACATGAGTTGTTGTATTACTTGAAGTTCCTACGTCAAGTGTAACGGTTGTAGGAGTTACAGCAGTAATATTAACTGAAGTATTCCATGCAGGATCATTACCAGATGCACCATTTTGTCCATTTGCACGAGGATATGAATGGTCAGAACTTTGACCATCCTGATCACAACGGAATACAAGTGAATTATTAGCAATTTTAACTGCTGTACCAGCAGTTAAACTATGGTTACCTATAGTAACAGTAAGAAGTCCAGTTCCAGGAACAAATGATGCATCAGTTACATCAAATCCCTTAATAGGAGATTTACCAACATTAACTGTAATTACACCAGACTGTCTTCTAATACCCTTCGTAGCAGCTTTCTGGAATACGTGTGTTGTAGTATCAGATGAAGTACCAACATTAACTTCAAATGTATCATTAGTCTTATTAGAAATTTGTAACCATCTTCCTGAAGGATAATCAGTAGATCTTGGATATGCGTGATCAGTAGTGTTACCATCAAGCAAACATCTCATTGTTAATGATTCATCAACAATTTGAATATAATCTCCATTAGAGTATCCGTGTGCAGGTACGGTTAAAACCATTAAACCAGATCCAGGAGTATACGATGCATTAGTTACTGTTGCATGTGTATGACCTACATGTGTAATTGGAATAGATTTAAGATCTCCATATGGATCAGTTGCACGAGGATAATCCTTATTAGCAGTATTACCATCCATTCCACAACTAAATCTCAAACTACTATTTGCAATAGTAATATTTGCTCCAACTCTCATGCCATGCTGACCAATTGTTAGAGTCATATCACCAGTTACAGCATCATAAGTTGCACCAGTAGGTGTAAATGTCTGATTCGCTTGGGCTACCCCTACATTAAGGCTAATGGTATTATCGGTAGTACCAAGAATCTTTAATTTCCTTCTTGCTGCACGAGTATCATGCCCTGGACGTGGATAAGACTTAGTAGTCTGATTATTATCCATTGTACAGGTAAATTTAATTGAATTATCTTCCAATGTCACATAGTCATCTTGAGTCAATGTATGATTCTCAAGAGTTAATATTAATATACCTGTAGAAGGATCATAGTTAGCAAAAGTAGGTGAGTATGAAGTATAATTTCTATTAGATCCAAAATCAGTTGAACCTACATTTACTGTAATTGTGTCAGTAGTATAATGTGTGATAGGTAATGCAGACTTGTATGCTGGATCTGTTGTACGAGGGTATGGATGAGTTGTTTCAGCACCATCCATATCACAAGTAAACTTAAGTGCATCAGGTAGGATTTCTATTGCCTGACCTTGCCTAAAGATTCCATTAGCAGTAGCAGATTTAAATGTATGATTATAAACACCACCTGTATGGAGTACTGCTCTATGAACACCACCTGTAGATGCAGATACAAATGTATGAGCATCAGTATTAGTGGAAGGTGTAGAATCTAATACCTGAATAGTAAATGTATCAACTGTAATATTAGAAATAGGTACATACTTACCGCTAATTGGATCAGATGATCTTGGATATGACTTATCTGTTGGACTACCACCGAAACTACAATTAAAGACTATAGACTCGTCATCCATCTTAATGTGATCACCAGATTCAAATCCATGATTAGGAATTGTAAGTGTCATCACACCTGTAGTTGGGTTGTAAGCACCATCAGTTACTGTGTATGCACTAGGAGAAACAAACTCATGTCTATAGATACCACCAGCGATTACAGCATTCTTTCTTGCCTTAGCAAATGTATGACTGTGATTACCACCAGTTCTTAAAATACCTCTAGTAATACTATTAGAAACAGCAGATACAAATGAATGTGTATCAGTATTTGTAGAAGGAACTACATCCAATACCTGTACATCAAATGAATTAGTAGAAACATTAGAAACAGATAACCATCTACCACTAGCAGGGTCAGATGATCTAGGATAATCCTTCTGTGCAGCAGAACCAGATGCACCACCAAATGCACAACTTAACTTAATAGCACCATCATCAATCATAACTTGCTCACCATTTGCCATGTTGTGATCATTAACAGTGATAGTCATCACACCTGTAGTTGGGTTGTAAGCAGCATTAGTAGGTGTTAACTTAGTTGCAGCAACATAATTGTGTGCAGTTGTATCTGTAGATATACCAACATTTAATGATATTACACCAGACTGTGAATGCATTCCACCAGTTGTAGCTGATACGAATGTATGAGTTGATAAATCACTAGATTTACCAATATAAACATCAAATGAATCTGCTAGAACATTACTTAGTGGTAACCACTCATCGAATGATGGATCAGTTCTTCTTGGATATGAATGCTCAGAAGCACCACTATCTTTAGTACATGTAAATGTTAATGCATTTTCAACAAGTTTAACTGCAGAATTTGCTTTAGTTAATCCATTAGCAACAGCAGATACAAATGCGTGTGTAGTTGTATGTGAAATTGGTGCAGGACCAAACATGTTACCAACATTAACTTCAAAGAAGTTTTTACTTACATTGAATATTGGTAACCATCTATTACTTGCAAAATCAGATGCTCTAGGATAATCATGATTACTTGCATTACCATCCTTAGCACATGTAAATTTTAAAGATCCATCAGCAAGTTTAACTCTATCTCCTTCTTGGAAACCATGACCAGCAACAGTAAGTTTCATTACACCAGTAGAAGGTGTAAATGTTGCAGCAGTTACTGTATGGTTAGTTGATAATGCGAATCCATGATTTACTAACTGAATGTTCATAACACCAGTAGCAGGAGTATATGTTGCTAAAGTTGGTGTATGTGCATTAGTTCCTACAGATGTAATAGGAACAGGTTTGTTATATGCATAGTCAGCACCACCAGGAGCGTTAGAACCTGATGCTCTAGGGTATTTCTTCTCAGTACTATTACCATCACCATTAAAGTCGCATGTGAAGGTCATAGACTCTTCGCCAATCATTACAGTTTCATTCGTTCTGTATACTCCATTAGTAGAAGCAGATACGAATGTATGGTTATAATCACCACCAGAAATTATTGCTTCTGAAGATGTACCACCATCCCAGTTATGAGCAGTTACATCAGATGAAGTACCAACGTTAAATGTAATTGTTGTTGCACTCTTAGCAGTAATTACTACAGGGGTTCTCCATGCAGGGTCAGCAACACCAGCATTCTGTATAAATCCTGTTTCTCTAGGATATGTCTTAGCAACTGTATCTCCATCAAGACCACAAGTAAATGTAAATCCATAATCCTTAAGCATTACTGGTTCACCAACTTCAAGAGTATGAGATCCAATAGTTGCTTCAATAAGACCAGTAGCAGGGTCATATGTTGCAGTTGTTACATTATGTTTTACAAGAGGTGAAGCACCAACATTAACTTGGAATGTATCTGTTGTTATTCCTACAACTGCCAACCACTTATTAAATGATGGGTCTGTAGATCTTGGATATTGCTTATTAGTTGCATTACCATTCATTGTACATGTGAATGTAATGCTATTTTCTGCAAACTTAATATAATCACCAATAGAGAATCCATGATTAGCAACAGTAACAGTCATAATACCTGTTGATGCTTCATAGGATGCAGTTGCTGCTGTATGCTGAGATCCACCACGAAGGTAATGATTACCAATAGTCATATCCATATTACCAGTAGCAGGATTATATGATACTGATGATGGATTATGAGAAACGGTAGGTGACTTACCAACATTAACTGTAATATATCCAGTTTGTACTTTCAAACCACCAGAAGTTGCAGTTTGATATACATGTGTTGATGTGTCAGAAGACTTACCAACATTAAGAACAATAGTATTAGCATCTAGTGATTCTGTAACAGGAATCCACTGCTGATGAACAGGGTCACTTACTCTTGGATATGTATGATCAGTTGCTTGAGAATCCAAATCACATCTAAATGTAATTGAATCGTCATCAAATTTAACTGAATCTTTTGCTCTCTTCAAACAAGTTGAGGTAGCAGAAATAAATCTATGGTCACTTAAATCTTGTGATTTACCAATATTAACTGTAAATCTATCTACATGTACATTCTGTACAGACAACCACTTCATACTAGAAGGATCTGATGCTCTAGGATATGTGTGTTGTGATTGATGATTGTCCTTAGCACAGGTAAAGGTTAAGCAATCGTCATCAAGCAGAACTCTATCACCATTATCAAAACTATGACCAACAAGAGTTAACTCTAATTCACCTGTAGCAGGATTATAAGTTGCATCAGTTGGTGTATGTGTTGTAGCAGGATTGAGATTATGTCCATTAACAGTAAGAGTCATTCTTCCTGTACTTGGAGTATAACCTGCTCCAGTTATAGTCTTACTTGTCTCACCAACATCAGTAATATTAAGTGCATGCTTACGAGATGGATCAGTTAATCTAGGATAACTATGAGTTGTTGCATTACCATCCATAGAACATGTAAATGATAACCCATTATCCGCAATCTGTATTGTTTGATTCTCTAAGAGATTATGTATTCCAACATTAAGAACCATATCACCAGTAAGAGGATCATATGTAGCACCAGCAACATCATATCCAACTCTAGGAGATTTACCAACATCAAGTGTTATACTTCCATCTCTCTTAGTAAGACCATTTGTATATGCAGACTTGAATGTATGTGATGAAGTATCGGGAGAAATTCCAACATTAACATCAAATGTATTAGCACCTACATTAGATACTGCTAACCATCTTCCATTATAAGGATCTGTTGATCTTGGATATGAATGCTCAGTTTCTTGATCATCTAAGTTACAAGTAAATGTTAATGAATTAGTAGCAATCTTAATTCTATCTCCATTAACAAGACCATGCTTATTCCAAACAACACCATTAGTAAGAGCACTATGGAAGATATGCTCATAATCACCACCAGTGTGTATACATCCAGTTGTAGCACCAACCCAAGTATGAGTATCAGTGTTAGTTGAAGGAACATTCTCTAGAATTTTAACAGTAATAGCATTAGTAGTTGCTGATTCAATCTTTACTGCAGTATCATAGAATGGGTCTGTAGATCTTGGATAAGACTTCTTAGCAGCATCGCCACTAGCACCACCAAATCCACAACTAAATGTTAATGATTCTTTTGCAATCTTAATACTTGTACCAGCAGTCAATCCATGAGCAGTATTAAATTCTAAAGTCATTAAACCTGTAGATGGATCATAAGAACCATTATTAGGTGTTAATTGTACTTTAGGTGAAATACCAACATTAACCGAGAATGAATGTGTTTGAACATTAGTAATAGATAACTGAAGTCCTCTCTTAGGATCAGTTGTTCTAGGATAAGCATGAGTACTATAGTGGTCATCCATAGCACATGTAAATGTTATAGCACCATCTTCCAATCTTACAGTATCACCAGCTTGCATTCCATGATCAGGAATGGTTAAATTCATCATTCCATTAACAGCATTATATGTTGCATCAAGAGGAGTGAATGTCTTACCAGCAGTAATCTTCATTACACCTGTTGTAGGTGTATAGTTAGCAAATGATGCACTTAATTGCTCACCATCATATGCAATTGGAGTAGGCTTACCTGCAATTGGATCTGTAGTTCTAGGATACTTCTTAACAGCTTGTAATCCATCACTTGTGCATCTAAAGTAAATTGAATTAGGTGCAACCTTAATATTAGTTCCTGGAGTTAATATATGATCTCCAATATGAAGTTTCATATGACCAGTCGATGCATCATAAGATCCACTAGTAGGATTGAAGACTAATAGAGGTGACTTACCAACATCAAGATCAAAAGTATTTGTTTGTGAATTACTAACAGTTAACCAACCAGCAAGTGCTGGATCTGATGCTCTTGGATACTTATGCTCAGTCTTATGACCATCCATATCACAAGTAAAGGTCAATGACTCTTTCTCAAGCATTACCTTGTCACCATTTTGGAATAGATGACTTGCAGATGTTACTGAAAGAATTCCAGTTTCAGCATTATATGATGTACCAGCTTGTACTGTTACTGCTCTTCTACCATATAGATTGTGTCCATCAATGGTTAGTGTGAGATCTCCAGTTCCAGCATCATAAGTTGCACCAGTAGGTGTCTTATAAGTGAATGAAGATGTGGAAGAATCAGTAATAGATGTGTCAGTATATTGCTTTAATCCATGATCACCAACTGGCTTCCACTCACTATTAGTAACAATAAACTCTAACATTTGATCAAGTTTATTATAAGCCCAAATAGTTTCTCTAACTTCTGTCTCAATGTTAAGTAGTTTTACATTCGCAGTATCAGTTCTATCGATATAGTATGAAACAGCGAGCCAAGTTTTATTATTACCACCATTACGCATATCTGCTACGATAGATCTACAGATATCTTTAACATCATCCTCACAATTAACATCACCACCAATAACAGTAAAGTTAGGGAACTTCTGATTGATCATGTATACAACTTCTTTCGCAATAAATTCTAAGTTCTTAAGAATTAATTGACCAGCATTATTATATCTGTGACTATTCTTAGCAAATCCTTGTTGAATTGCTACACCAACATTAACTGTAATTGTAGTAGCACTTACTGAAGTAATTGCAATTGCTGTATCATATACAGGGTCAGTTATACGTGGATAAGTATGCTGAGTAGCATTATTATCCATATCACAAGTGAATGTTAATGAATTATGAGCAATTTTAATTGTATTTGATGTTGTATAACTATGAGATCCTATGGTTAATACCAAGTCTCCAGTTAAACCATTATAGGTAGCATCAGTTACATCCTTTGGTATTATACCTTGTTGGATAATAACAGCATTAGATACAGTACCACCGACATAAGTATGATTACCAATATAACGTTTAGAAGCTACAATAGGATCATTATTAAAGTATTCTGTATTAGTAAATGATTCTCCACCAGACCAATCATCAACAAATCTATCATCATTTTCACTATCAAAGTGTAATAGTAACTTAGTATCATTATCTCCTTGGAATATACCTGCAGGAGGAGTAAATGCAGCAGTATATCTTGCTACATCAGAAATTCTGAAATCATCAATATAACCAGTAAATGAATTTGTTGCTTGATATGTAGATCCAATTCTAATAGGTCTAGCAACATATGTACTACTATCTGTAGAAGCACCAACTTGTACACCATCAAGGAACATCTTAATAGTTGTTCCAGATCTACTTACAGCAATATGATACCAAGTATTATTAGTTGGTATAACGGTAGAACCTGAAGTTACAAGGTCAGAACCATTAACATTGTAACGAATCTGAGCACCATTTAAATAAATTCTACCAGAGATTTCAGGATCAGATGTTCTAGTATCATAAACTTCAGCAAGACCTGCTAATGCAGCAGTATCTGGTCTAATCCAACATTCAATAGTAAAATCACCAGTACCAAAAGCAATTTCATTTGTAGATGCAACACCAATATAATCTCCACTACCATCTAATTTAAGAGATGTATCACCCCACTTCTTCTGTACTGATGAAATCTGAGCATCTCCAGTAAATACAAAGTCAAAATAATCTTCACCATTTGACTTACTTCTACCTATTTTACCTAAGTATACAATTCCTCTTGCTTGATTATATCCAATAACTTCTGCTTTAGTATCACGAGTTCTAATTATTTGACCTGCATTAAAGAATCCTTCACCCTCTTTATCATACATTGATATCTTTCTAACTCTACCACCTTCACCAGCAGTAAAGTCTCCAGAATTATTACCATATTCAATCTTATAATTACGAATATCTTCACCAATTTGAAGTGACCCAACAGCATTACCATATGGAATAACATAATTACTAACTATTTCATTTGATGGGAAGTTAGTATTATATGCAGTTGAATTATCAGTGAAATCGACAATACTAATTTGAGACTTAGAAATATCGTCTATAACTACGTTTGGATAAGATGTAGATGTAATTCTGTTGAATAGTAATCCAAAGAATGAAGATCCAGGAGAAATATCAACCTGACCAATAAACTCTCCAGTAACAGGATCTTGATATACTGCACTAGATGAAACAGCAGCAACTACACCAGATTTAGCACCAATAATAACATCATTTAATTGAATATTATAAAGACCTGGTGTAGACTGATATGTACCAGCAGTCTTACTTAATGTTAAACTATCAGTCACACTAATATCTGTACTATAAACTGGAGTTCCTTCTTGAGCACTTACAGCCTGAGTACCTAATGTTCCTCTGACTACAGTTAATGTAGAAGATTCTGATCCATTTGTAATATCACTAACTTCAATAATTTCAGAACCAATTCTAAATCCATCATTTTCAGTAAGATTAATTGTACCTGCAGGTAATGGTCCTGTACCATCAACAGGAACTACTTCAATCTCAGTAGTTGAAGGTCCAATAGCATAACGTAAATCACAAACTGGAGATTCAGCACCAGTTTCTAAGTTAATTTGTTCAACTTTAGCAGTATCACCTTGAAGATTAGTAACTGTTTCACCGTAAGTAAATAGACCAATATTTGCGATTGCTGTTATAGAATATAAATTACCAGAGAATCCAGTTGCAGAAACAGTACATAATTCACCTTCAATAAAGGTTCCTTCAGTAATATAACCAAAGATAGATGATCCAATAACTTTAGTTACAGTTAATTTAGCACTAGAACTAGTACCACTTAAAGTATTGCCAAGAGTAGGATAGATACCACTCTGATTAGTCCATGTTAACTCAAACGTATCTATTTGACTTACTGTTATATTAGCATACTTAACACTTGCAGGTGGTGAAGGTGGCTCAGAGAATACAATAGAATCACCCTGTATCTGGAATGCTGTATCTGGGTTCTGTACAACACCATTAAGAACGATCATTAACTGGTTTGCATTAGCAACAACAGTTCCACCATCAACAGTTAATGGGAATGCTATCCTTTCACCATCAAATAGATCTGATATATCATCAACTCTCTGTACAACAGAAGTTAGAATATTCTCAGAAGATGTTAGTCTCTTCTGTCTGAATAGTACTTCTGTATTATTAAACTCTGAATATATTGGCTCAACTAGAGCAAAACTTTGAATATTAGGAACAACTGCCTCTTGAGCAAGTTCAACTGACTTAGTTAATTGGAAGAATGTATCTTTATTAGGAATCTGACCATATTCATTTAAGTTCAACTCACCAAACACCTTAAATGATGCAGGGTGGACGTTCCTAATTAGAATCTCTTTCCACTCACTAATAGAAACAGCAGACTTAACAGCATAAGAGAAGTCCTGATAATAGTAAGAGTCTTGAATCTTTTGAATAATTTCTGATGGTTTACCAACATCATCAATAAATTGTCCAGTAGTTTTAGTGATAGAACCAATATCTAGGACACCACGAGCAACTTTAAGGTCACTAATAATACCAGAAGACTTAGAAATAACACCAGTTAGTTTTTCATTTTCTGCAAAATCACCACTGTGATCAACAATCTTAAGAACTCTAGGTCCAATTTGCCAACCAGAGTTTGTAGAAACATACCCAGTTGCTGTAGCAACCTCTAATGATTCACCCTGATAAACCAATTCACCTTCTAAGAAAGTAGATGTAATAACATTTGCTTCTGCAGTACCACCAAATGACTCAGTTAATACACTTTGACGACCTGTACCAGCATTAACAAATGTAAGTCCATCACCCAATTCTGCGTTTGCAAAAGTAATAGCAAGTTTTAATTGATCATCTTCTAGTGAATTTGCCGAACCAGAAATAGCATAATAAGTAGTATTGCCATTAAGACGACCAGTAGCACCAGCAGATAGTGGGAAATCAGCCCCATCTCCAGTATCAGTTACTGATAAAGAAACTTCAGCACCATTAGGTATTCCATGAGGATAAGCAAATTGTAATAAACCTAAGTCTAAGTTAACAACATAGTTGAAAGAAGACCTTAAACTAACTGTTGGTGTAGAAGAATATCCAGCACCAGGATCTTTAACAACAATATTATCCAATCTACCATTCTTAATAGATGCTTCTCCTTGAGCACCAGATCCACCACCACCTTGAATTATTACAGCAGGTGCTAATGAATATCCAGAACCTGGATTCGTAACAGTTATACTTTCAAGAATACTTGTAGAAGTTAACTGAGCATTCAATGGGAATGTAATCTCAGGACGTAATGTATAGTCATGAGGATAATCATAACCAAAGTTATTATTCTTAAGTTTCTTAATCTTACCAACTTTATCACCCTTGGTAAAGATTGATGATTCACTACCAAATGGAGGAATAACAACAGTTAATTCTGCACCAGATCCTTGTAATCCAGCTCCAAGAATACCTGGAATTGATTCTATATCAATATATGCAGTAGTATATGCTTTACCTGGAGAAGTAACAACTACTTCTTGTATCTGACCTGGAATTGTAATACCATCATCATCAGTTCCATCGTTAACTAAAATACTAACTAAACCACCTTCACCATCACCTTGAATAGGAACAGAATTATAAACTCCAATACCATATTCAGTTCCTGGTTCATTAATTTGCACTCTTTCAATTTTTCTTGTTGATTGAATACCAGTAACAATAGGTAACTTGGTATAAAAACCACCTGCATTAACAATACGAATATCTGAGATAGAACCAACTGCTTTTAAAGAACTTGTACTATAAGAAGCTTGATTGACATCAGCATTTCCTTCTGGTTCATTAGCAAGAAGGAATTTAAATATATCTGGACCTTCAGTAATAGTTGCACCAGCAGTACTAGAAATTACAAAATTTCCTTTATAAGGAGAATCGGTAACATCAAGATAACTACCTTCAATTACTGGAGATAATGCACCTGTTCTAGAAGGATCGAAGTAATATGAAATATTAGTAACAATATCAGGATCAATCTTCAATTTAACTGTAGGTGTAGGTTGTCCTTGACCAGTTACACCAGGAGTACCAATTCTTTCAATAGAGTTAAATGAATACTCCAATTTATTGAGGTTATCTTTAGAGAATGATAAATTACCTCCAACCATTGATGAATGACTTAAATCAAACAAGTATTGATGACCATTATACATCTTCAATACAGGAGATTTAACAAATACACTAACAGATCCTGCTGATGTGGATGGAGAAGTCACAGCAACTTGTGGTAACTTATATGTAAATTCTAATGGACTAATAACAGTATCTACTGGGAATGTTCCATCATATTCATCATATGTGGTTCCACCTGATTCTTGTGCTGGATTACCATCAATCAAAATCATCTCAGCAGGACTTAAGTAATGACTAGTAGAAGTAATAACGTATACTTCATCAGTATTAGAAACAGAACTAACTTGAACAATCTTTGTTAAATTAGCAGTTAGAGTTATTTTTAAAACACCTGCTAAATTAGTAATCTGACAAGTACTATAAGCAGTATTAAATGTTATATCACTGGAAGTAATATCAACAACAGATCCAGGAATATATGTTGATCCACCTGCAACCTCATCTATCCTAATTGAATAATCATTTACATCAAATTCTTTTAATCTTGCATAATCATCTAAGTTATTAGTTCCGCCAATATCAGAAGGTGCATCAAAAGTAGAAAGATCTATATCAAATGTTCCTGGAGTTGTATTATTAATTTCAACGAAATTATAATTCTTAATTTCATTAATATCATTTGGAACAGGACCAATAATACCGTAACTATCTTGTTCACTAAACTGCTGAGTAATTAACTCACCATTAGCCAAATCATCAGTCCAAGGATTGTGTATAATAGCAAGATAGATCTTCTTATTGGGTGTATCCTTACGGATAATATATCCACTATTAATGAATGTACCATTTTGATTTTGAAGTACTAATTTAGAACCGACTGTGAAATCAAATGACTGATTTAAGGTAAGTTCTTGTATATTGTTAATAACAATTGTGGATGTAGGCTTAATGTAATACCTATCTTTAACAACAGCAGATACTTTTAATTTCTGAGAACCTGGAGAAGGAACCGTTGAAGTTCTAGCACTCCATACATCAGTAGCAAATGTTAATGTTTCAGTATCCTGAGACATTAATGTTGTTGCATCATCAAAGTCTAAAGATTGGAATCCAGCGTCTGCTAATTCATACCCAGTACTACCAATAGTTAACGATGTTCCAGTTACAGTAGCAATATCTGTTCTTGCAAATCCAATTTGTGTATTTGTTTGTAATCCTTGATCCCCTAAACGATCAGAATCAGCATTTTTATCAATTTTTAATCCAAAACCATTATAATCGATGTAATCATACCTATTAATCTGACTAGCAAACCATGCAGTATCTGTCCAAGCATAACTAAATCCAAACTGAGATCCTTGAGGAAGACCATTTATATCAGCTGGTGAAGTAGGAACAACTCCTCTATTCCTTACTCTAATATCATCTAAGTAGAATTGACCTTGTGTATCTTTATCAAAGTCATTAACACCAGCACCAAATCCAGGTCCAACACCAAAGTATAGATCCTTATTACCAAATGATGTATTGGATATAGTTCCACTGATTACCTGAATACCATTAATATATGCCTTGAATAGATTTCCATTCTTTGTCAATCCAACACTAATCCAAGTATCATTAAGCATTACAGAAGATGCACTTGAAATTGCGGTAGCATTAACAATTTGAGTTGTATTATTACCAATAGTTAAATCTAAACCACGACCAGTTCCAAATCCTAACCAAAGACCACCAGTAGGATCTTGAGAACTACCAATCTGGCATAGAGTCATAAGATTCTGACTTAAACTAAATGGGAGACCAGACTGACCATCTATGTATACCATCATTTCGATAGTAAAGTCTCCATCCAAAGTAGTTCCTAAATCAGATGCAGATGCTTTAATATGTCCATTTTCCCAAGTAGTTTGAGTATTTGCTGGTACATTACATCCATCAATTTTTGCTACACCGTTCTGATAACGTATAGAATTATTAGCACTTTGATCAGTAAGAGTATAATGACCTGTAACATCTGTAATTGTAGAAGCAAAGTCTAGAATAAACTCATTTCTATTCCATTGCTCTTGACCATAAACATAAACATCACCTGAATTATCTACACCTACCGTTTTCGCTGTAATACCTTCAATTCTCTTAAGATTAAACTCATTAGTGCTATGCTTTTTCATAGTACCATCATATCCAATCTTAATCGTTCCTACAGTAGTTTTCTTAGTAATTTGATCTGCCTTAGTATATGCAACGTTAAGATCACCAAATATATCAATAACACACTTATCAACAACATGAACTTCTCTACCTGTAGCAAGATAACGATAATTCCAAATAATATCACCATTTATATCTAATTTACATACCCAGAAACTATCTCTAGTAATATCATCAGACTTATTTCTACATCCTGCAGTAATATAAAATTCATTAAACTCGTCAATAGCTAAACTAGGATTTACCAAAGAATATACGGTATTACTAAATTCTTTAACCCAATCAACTGTAATAGCATTTACACCAATTGTAGCCTTACCAAAAGCAATATTAATATCTGGCTGGTCTGCAGAAGTTGCAGTTTCCATAGTAAAGTATACATTATCTCCAACAACTAACAAATCAGTTAGTCTCTCAGATAAAGTTTGGGAAGCAATCTTTCTCTTAACAGCAAAATTACCTGTAGTATCAATAGATGCTAAAAATGCATCATCTGGATGTAATGAGTTTGTATTAGTATATCCACCAATAATATAACGAATATCAGAATATTTCTTAATAGCAGTTACATAATCTGCACGATTAGCACCAGATATACCAGCATATCCTTTTTGGAACTGTAAAGAAGCATCTAAACCATCATCTTCCTGTTCATACTTACATAGAATAATATCTGGATTATATACATCTAAAAGGTTTGCATTAGGTCTGTTATTACCAACAACCCATATATCATTACCATCTACAAATATTTTTTCAAATTCTGTATAATTCTGTCCATCAGTACTCTCTAAACTCCTTTCCCACTCTTTAACACCTAGAGAAGAATATTTGGCAACAAATGCAACTGTATTACCAGTAGCATCTTTAGTTTTACCACAGAAGAAAGTCTCTTTATCATCGTTTACAAAGATATCATTAACAGAAACATAATTGTTATTGTCTATTGTAGTTACATAGTAATCAGCTTTTTTAAATACCTGTGGATGACTTAGTATAACACGAGGACTACTTGTGTAATTAGCACCAGAGTTAATAATATTAACAGTATCAATAGAACCAATAGAAGAAACAACTGCCTCTAATTTACCAGCAGTTCCATTACCGTCAATAATAATTGTTGGTGGAATTTCTTCATCATATCCAGAACCTTTTTGTTCAATTACAATAGACTCTATACCTTTAACTTGACGAACAACAAAAGTTTTGTTCGTATTTTGCATTATAGGAGTATAATCTATGAATACCTCATCACCAGTAATCAGATTATGAGGAACATTAGTGTCTAAAACACCGTAATTTAATCCATTAACATTCTCAAAAGTATACTGATCTATCGCTTCACCCTTAATTTGAGAAATACGAGCAGAAACACCAGCACCATCAGTACCTTCATTATCAAATATGAGTATATCATCTACCTGATAGTTCTTTCCTGGGTTCTCAATAGTAAATCCAGTTACAGAAGCATCTTCAAATTTAGTAATAGTTTCAACTTCAATATCAACTTTAGAGTCAAATTGAACTTTAGGGAAGTAATCATATAGTTGTAATGGTGATTCTTCAAATAATTCAGAAGGATTGTCTGTCTCGTCTTGAGTTATAACACCATCACGGTTATCATCTTCAACTTCAAAGAGAATAATGTCACCACCCTCAGTTGTTAATGCAGCAGTAGAAGCATTAGGTGTTCTTTCAACATCAATATCAACATTTTCGTAAGGATCCCTATAACGTACAACACCAGTAGGAATATTTTGCTGAATAGCACTTGTACTCAAATTCCAAGTATCAACAACAGAGTTGTAACTTGGTCCAAGAACATATGGGAATAGTGCATTACCATCTTCAGTAGCATCTATAGTAACAAAATAGCAATATCTACCTTGAGGATAGTCTGGAGTCTTACAGAAACGACCATTATACTGATCCAATTCCCCTAAACCAAAGATATACTCATAATCTTCAACAAACTTACCTGCAGGATACAAATAATCTCCATTTGAATCAACATCAGTAAGAAGAGGACCATCAGTTCTTACAGGATAAGGATTGGTTGTTACATCAAATACAAGATTTTCTTTCAATCTAAATGATGTTCCTAATCTAATTACAGCAGATCCTTGGTCTGTTGGATCAGTATAACCATAAGGACCATAAATTGGGTTACCATCAAACGCCCAACCAATAATAGGAGAATGTGCTAATTGATCTTCTTGCTCTTTAATTTCGCCATATGGATTTTCAAAAAGGTTATCACCTAAAATATACCTCATTTTTTGAGGATTTGAAAGGTGAGCATACTCACCACCATATTCGTTATTATATCCAGTAAATACAGCACCTTTAGCAGAATCAAATGTTGATGTAGATTCTAAGTTATAAGTCCATTCAAAAACGTTTGCATCAAATAAAGCATCTTGACCAACAGAGGTTAGATTAATAACTGTAGTACCTTGAAGATAGTTGATACCTCTGTTAACAATCTCAATTCCAGTTACCCTACCAGCATTTTCACCATCAACATCAATTGTTGCTCTTGCTATAGCACCAAAACCATCACCCTGAATAGTGACTTCAGGTGCAGTAGTATAACCTTGTCCTGCAGAAATTATAGCAATAGATATAATTCTTCCATTATTAACAATAGCCTGTGCAACAGCACCAACACCAGAACTTAATGATATGGAAGGTTTTGAAGTATATGCTTGACCACCGTTAGTAACAGCAATTGCTTGAATAGGACCACGAACAGATGCAGTACCTTCAGCACCAGTTCCACCTCCACCAACTATAGTAATAGAAGGTTGTGAAGTATATCCAGTACCACCAGTGTTGATTAGAATACGTGAAACTTGACCCTTAGTGATAATTGCTGTAGCAGCAGCACCAGATCCATTTCCACCAACTATAGAAACCAACGGTGAAGATGTGTATCCAGAACCACCATTAGTAACAGTAATTTCACTAATAGAACCGTTAACGGTTACTGCAGCAGTTGCACCAGTACCTCCACCACCAGAAACTGTAATTGCTGGAGGAGAAGCAGCATCATAATCAGAACCAGAATTTGTTATATCAATACTAGTAACACCACCATATGTCTTACTTAAATCTGACTTATAAGACCATATAGAGACACCATTAACCCATGTACCAATAGGACCAGGCTTAATAACGTCTTTAGTTGAAATTGTTTGTGCATCTTTAGGGAACCTATTTAATTTACGCTGGTTACCTGGAAGAAGTGCAGATCCTGGAAAAGGACCAATTTGATAGTTTGGGATACCTGTAGAAGCAACATAAACGTATTGATCATTAAAGAATGAGTTCTGTACGTTTGTAGTATAAGGACTAATAGCATTTTCAATAGCACTATTAGCAGACTTACCTTTATTAAGGTCAATAGATACAAGGATATTACCCTGTGGTTCTACTGTAGCTGGTTGTGGAAGACCATATTGGAAAATATTATCACCATCTCTAGAAGTTACTAGAAATGTTCCGTTATAAATGATAGGATTAGCACCATAAATGGTAACCTGATCTCCAACCAATAGACCATGAGGATTAGCACAAGTTACAGTAGCAGATTGATTGTTAACACCACCATAAGTGATAGATGTAATTTCAATCAATTTCTTAACATTATACAACCAAGTTGTTAGATCTGGACCTATACCAGTACCACCCAACTTAGAAACTGTTAATTTATCACCAGGGAGGTAATAAGATCCAGTATCGGTCAAAGTTGTTTGTTGAGCATCAACGATACCAACAATATTCATCACAACTTCTTGTTGAGTCCCTTTATTAATATAAATTCTAAAATTAGACTTAACTAAAGTAGCAGAATCCCAATCTTCTACAATACCATTAACAGAACGAGTACATTCTATAAACTGGTTTAATGATTTCTCTTTATATTGTACAACTTCAGAACCACCAATAACAAACTCACCGTTCCTTTCTGGCCAACCAATAGTAGAGTCAACAGTGATAATACTATCAGTTTCACTCAAAGGCTCACCTAATCTTGTCTTATATGGAACAGTAAACTGTCCAGTAATAGTTTCTTCTGATAAAACAAGTTCAAAAATCTCAAGTTCTGAGGTTTTAATAGAAATGAAGTTTTCTACAAGAGCACTTGCTGATTGTACATTAGGATCAGCAATATCAGCTTCTTGAGTTATAAGACCATCCTTAATATTAACAGGATCACCACTAACTAATGAAGCACGAAGAATAGTATCAATAGACCAAGTAGCATCAGATGGTTTAATAATTTGATCTTTAGGATAAGATATACTTACCGTTTCACCATATAGTAGTTTGAATAGATATGCAATACTAAAAGATGTACCCTTAGATGAATAGAAATCTTTAATAGATTTTATAGCATTTCTAACATCAATTTTAGAATAATCCAAACTTGGAACATCTGGAAGGAATTGTTCTGTATATTTGTCTAAAAGTCTCTTAATAAAGAGTTGATCTAGACATTTTACAGCTGTATCGATTTCTGCTGCAGATGAAGTAGTATCATTTGTAAATACTGCATTTCCGTCTTCAGTATATGCAGTAATACCACTTGCTGCTCTAGCACAACCTTCAAACTGTGCTTTTGTATATCCAGTACCAGTTTGATTTATTTTAAATCCAGTAACTTGATTTAATCCAACAGTAGCAGAAGCTTCTGCAGATGGTGGAGATTGAATGAATATTGTTGGTGGTTCTGAAGCACTATAACCACTACCAAAATTAACTATATTAATATCAATAATCTGCCCATTGAAAATTGATGCTACTGCAGTAGCACCAATTCCACCAGCATATGCACCAGTTCCATCTGTTCTATCATCTAAGATGTATACAGAAGGAACATCATCATATCCACTACCACCACTTAAAAGTTCTATAGAAACAACTCTTCCATCACCATCAACCTTTGTTTCCAATACTTGAGCACCTACAGGATCTTTTATTGCAATTCTAGGAATTACTTCATATCCTTGTCCAGCATTTAATATCTGAACACTTTGAACTGTACCGTAAGTTGGATCTAAAACTGCTCTTAAAGATGCTTTAATACCATCTTCACCAGTTGGCTCATCAACATATATCTCAGGAACTGTAGTATATCCAATACCTCTTTCAACAACAGGAATAGTACCACTGAATGAACCGCTATTTATGATCGGAGTGCCTAGTTTAGCACCTCCAGGCTGCCTAAAAGTTAATCTAGGTGTGAAAGTATATCCATTACCAGAATTCTCTATTTCTAACCCACTAACAACTCCATTTGTTACAGTTGCTTTAATTTCAGCGACCTTTGCACCACTCTTTGTAGGATCCTGAACAACTACTGTAGGTGGGTTAGTATCACTATAACCTTTACCACCATCAAGTAAAGAAACTTCCTTAACACCATTAACTAAAGCTGTTGCAGAACAACCACTACCACTAATACCTTGTATAGAAACTTTTGGTGGATATTCGTATCTGTAATTATCACCATTATTACTTACAGAAATTCCTGTAAGTTCGGAATCATCATTAATACGAGCATAACCAACAGCATTAGAACCAAAAGAAGGTATAGGTGCTTCAATAGAGAACAATTCTAAGTATCTACCATTTAAAGGTGCTTCTTTAAATATAAATTGATCCCCATCAAGATAAAACTCCTCTTTTGGGATTAAAAGTTGATTATCATAAACTGCGTAAATATATTCGTCAATAACTGGTTCATATCTAGCACCACCCTTAGTAATTGTAAATTGTCTCTTACTATCACCAAAACTATTAGAAATATTGTCTATTTGAGCAATATTATTCTCAATAAATCCACTTAAGTAAGTAATACTTGTAGAAGTAGGGTCATCTGCATCAAGTTTTGCTCTAGGTGGTGATGTAAATACAAGATCAGTACCATCTACAGTAAAATCTAAAATAGGGACTTGAATTTCACCATATACTTTAACTATCAAATGCTGTGCAGATGGTGCAGCAATAGGATTATCTTGTGATGTTAACGGGAATCTTTGCTTACTTCCATCAAAATCTTGTAATGGACTTGCAAGTCCAGTCCATTTTAACTGAACTTGTTCATAAGAAATACCTGGACTTAACGCAATATTAGGTGAAGGTGTTGTTTTTTCGTAATATACTACCTCATCACCAACTAAAAGTGATCCATTTGTCTCTAAAAACGCATCAACACTCTCTACAACTATAACCGAATCCGTTGCTGTTATTGGTTCTACAACTTTTGTTGCCCCATCTAAGATACTAACATCCAGCTTATCAATATCAAGATATTGAAGAAAATCATTAACTATATTTTGTCCCAGTCCAGTCTTTTCTTGAGATCTATAATAGTACTCAATAAATTTATTAAAAAGCGGATAATCCTGTTCAATGAAAGCAGGAGTTAATGACGCTACTGACTGAGAAACTTTATTCGTATTTTTAGACATCTAGCCTTAGAAACAAGTTGAGGAATCGGGGTCACCTGTATTAGTAATGAGGTTAACCTCTACTAAAGTTGGCGTTGTGTTGAACGTTGTTGGTGTCAAACTATTTAGAGGGATTGTCGTAGGTGGAATAGTTCCAATTGGTGCGACAGTAACCTCTGGATTGACTACACTAATAACAGTACCAGGTGTTGATGCTGGAATTGTTGTATTATTAGCAGGAATGAATAATACAGGAAGATCTGTTGTTGTTGGCAACAGTGTTGTATCAATCACTTCACCTAAACCTGTTACAGGATCTGTCAAATTTAAATTTGTAGGTCCAGGAATTTGATCTCCTGTACCAACAAGATTGATAGGTCCAATACAAATTTCTCCAGTATCATAGTTAATGCTACCTGCAGAATTGTTAGTGTATACCTTTTTATTACCAGTATTGTAGAAAATCTTCAATTTACCAAAACCATCATCCTCAAATTGCTGATCGATACCAGGTCTATCAGCAGTTCTAAAGTTTCCAGACAATATAACAGGTTCTTTGACACATGCTCCGTCTGTATTACTAGGAGCACTATTATAAAGAGCACCACCAGTAGAAATACAGTAAGTATTAGTTTGGTCGGTATCTGCTTTAATATACTTCAATAATGAAGTTTGAACAGAAACGTCACTAATTGCTTTATCTGATAAAGTAATTGCTTTTTGGAATTGCTGGTTTCTAAACGTAGAATTAAAGTTATTAATCTGTGTTTGAGTGGCCCAATCATTAATAGCATTCTGAATATTTGTTTTAATATCAGAAGTATTATTCGTTACACCAGTATCATAAAGAACAAAGACTTTAGGATAGATATAAAGTTCATCTGGATCAATAACTACAGGGTCTATAGATGCCATTGAGTATGCTCTCAATTTAGTCTGTAAATCCTTCTTAGATTGATCATTTAAAGCAGTTCCAGTCTTAGTTTTAACAGCAACATATACTTTACCGTATATTGGAGGTGTTAAAGAGTCTCCACCATAAGCAATAACAGATTCAGCATTAGAATAAAGATTTTTAGTGATAACAGCATAATCTTGTGCTGTTACTGCTCTATATTGAGAAGCATAGTATCTTGGAGCCATATACTTAATAGACTCAACAGATTCTGCTTTAGAACCCATTTGAGACCTATCTTTAGTGATCAATACCACATCTGGACCACCAACATTAACCTGATTACTATCTGTTACAACGCCAATAAAATCAAACTCAGTAACCTCATTTGCTTCTGCCCCAGAACAAGTCAAATACTCAAAATTAATAACCTCACCATCTTTTAGCTTTCTACCAATACTATCATCACCAAATCTTACCTGATACCTCATATCCTCACCTTCAGAGAGGAAGTAACTACGTGTATTACCAGTTAGGTTGGTAACAGTTTCAACCCTATTATAAAGGTCTGAAGTGGTAGAAGATTCGTTTGCTTTAACTGTAACGCTTAAGGTTTCTATATCAGCGTCTTCAGAAGGAATTTTATATTCTTGAGTTTGGAAAGTATTAACAGTATACGAAAAATTGATTATAGATCCTTCATTAATGGTTACAGCATCAAATTCTGCTTTTCCAGTTACAGTATCAACTTCTACAGTAATATCCTCTAAAATATTCCAAATATATGCACTACCTCTTGCAACTGGACCTCTACTTAAAGTAACAGAGCTAGGATATGCTAAATTGGTTTTACTTGTCTGAACTTCTAACTTTATACATGCTTTAGAACAAGTAACTGATCTAGGAACATAATTTAAAAGTTTGGCAATATTAACAACATTATCTCTAAGTGTGGCAGATGGTAAAAATGCCTCATTCATAGACATATTGGCAATAAATGCCGCATAATAACTATTATAGGACAAAACATCAATCAGATATGATAATGATGATCCATCAAAATCGTAGTCAGTGAATTCATCTCTCGTTCGGAGATATGATTTAATCGAGGATTTTATATCCTGAAAATCTAATGCTGTTAACTTATTCGGTTGCATTTAACTAGGTCTCTGTAATACAAAAGATACCGACTCCACAACTGGTAGTCCAACTACTTTATAATCAACTGTAATATTCACTTTACTCGATTCGTAAAATGGTATTGCAGTTACACTTGTTAATTGAACTCTAGTCTCATACTGATTAATGGTATTTATGATCTCTTTCCTAATAGTATCAACAACAAAGGGATCTAAAGGTTCAAATAGGAGGTTTAATACACCACATCCAACATCACCATTAAACAATCTTTCTCCTCTTCTAGTTAATACAAGATTTCTAATAGATTGCTTAATGGCATTAGCATTCTTTACTTGAGAAACATCATCAGTAAACCTGTTTTTAGCAAAAGCAATTGAAATGTCTTTAAAATATCTAGATTGGCCTGCTGCTAGATCTGCACTAGTGACTTGTTTCATTCTTTATCCCTTCTTAAGAGACTATCAGATCTAGGATCTGTAATCAAATATCTACAATGCTCCCATCCATTCTTCTTAAAATTTTCAGACATGTCAACAGGTCTGTTTGCCACACGAGTTTCTTCCTCATTAGTAGGTCCAAAACGGCTACCACGAGGTACATTACTTGTAAAAATTATAGTTTCGCTCATAAAAGGGAGTCTTATCCCTTTTATTTATCCGACTTTTGAGAAGAAAATAATTTTCCACCATGATGACTCTCCACATTTTCACTTTCAGTGAATTTTGTTGCTAAAAATTGAGTCATACACCATCTCCCCAATCCCTTATTCTTATATTTTTCTTCCATTACAACCTCAGTAACCTGATGTTGTATAAAACCTGGAAATATTACCATCCTATTGTTGTTTAATTCTATATGTACCTTATATTCAGGGAACAACAATTCCCCTCCAGTAAACCTTTTAGGTTCTTGAAAAAACCAACATAGGCTTGTAACCATTGCAGAGTCCTTATGTGGACTATAATAGTGACTATCCTCATAATATGATAATAATGATGCATCAAAGTCACATAATGGCATAAAATCCCTAAAAAAGAAGGATTTATTGGTTTCAAAGACGTTTTTCTCGAAAATTTTGCGATTTATACGCATAATTTTAGAATTATTACGATTTTCTTGATAATATTCGTCTAAATGGATGCATTTATTGTTTTTTAACAGTTTACCATGCCTAGTTGCACTCCAAGATTGATGAGGATCTAGAAATACATCCTTTTCTGTCAATTCTTTTAACTCAGACCATATTTGTCCTACCTCCCAGAAGTTATAAAAATCATCTATAAGGATCATAGGAAATCCATAGTCCAAATTTTGAATCTTCATAATCAGTTTGAATGGCTATGTCTTATAAAATCAATATTAAATGATATACTAATTCTATCATTATCTTTTGTATTTGTTGATATCCCATGCATCAACCAACCAGGAAATAAACAAAGTAGTCCATCATTAGCAACTATCTCTTGTCTTTCGCATAAAGACTTATATGTATACGATGAAGTCATACAAGGTACAGGATTTTCAAAATATAATTTACCATCTGTATCTTCAGTTTTAAAATAATAGACTCCAGATATATCTGTATTACCATGATGATGACAATGGCCATAATTACCTTGTTTGAACAAAGATGCCCAAGAAGTTGCAATTACCCCATCATGCTGAGGGAATCCTATTGTTTTACAATAATAATTTACATGGTTAACAATTTCATCTTTTAATTTATCTAATTTACTTTGTACAATAAGATTTTCAGTAAAAGATGGATCTGAAAGATAATGGGTATTACCCCAGGCTTCTTTCATTGAAAAATTTACATTTTTAAGTGCTTCACCAATTTCTGTTTGTATAGCATCAAAATTATCAACCATATGAACCCAATATATTGGGGTTGGGTATAATTGAGCTATTTCACCTCTATTTTCCATACCGATTCTCAAATTTTGAGAATTACAGTTCTCATAATTACGATCCGTCATTTCCCTGTAATAACCCCCCATAGAACTTTAAGTAATGACTTTTTTGCATCTCCTTGCAATTCGTCAAAAATATACATGTTGAGTCTAAAGGCATAATTTGCTTCAGTAATCAATGTATTGACCTGATGTTCATTAACTTCTAACCCATCTAGAACTGCTCTGTAATCGGTTTTAAACGCCTTTGCATCATCTATCATAGGAAAGTCGTAAAAGTGTAATCCCTCTCCTTCAGGGGGATTTAACGCCTTCTTAGCAATACCCTTAAGGATTTGACCACCTGATAAATCACCAATATACCTAGTATAATGATGTGCTATAAGAAGATATGGATCCTTCTCTGCAATTTCATTAAGTCTATAGCAATAAGTATTACATGCTTCTGAAGGAACCATTAACTCCCTGTACATCGGACCATAATAATACCTAAGATCTCTTTGTAGAAAAGCGGTTCTATAAAGTTTAGCACCCCACTGCTTCAATATACTTGCTAGAGGATCCTTAGTTTCCTCTATCCTCTGCTCCATTGTCTCATAGACATAATAAAAGTCCGTGATTAGTTTACGGTACTCTTCTGGGTTTAGTACTCCTCTAAGGAAACCTGCAACAAATTTAGTATTTTCTGCTGCATTATGTGATTTTTTAGTACCTTCTTTTAATCTTGTTGATAAAGTCATTAGTTTCTACGCTTTTTTAAGAAAATGTTACCTGAAACAGCACATCGATCACTACATGAATTAGGTGGAACCATATGCTCCCTTCTACTCTCGAAAATGACAACGTTGCCAGCTCTCGCTTCCTTTATTTCATCTGGATTCTTTAGTAGAAGTGGTGATGAACCTGGTGGTGTATTAACATAATACGCAAATGAATAAGAAGCATTGCCGTGACTATGCCAATCAATATTTTCACCTGCTTTATATGTAACTCCCCAAGTTTCTATTGTTTTTGTATCATGATCTGGTGGATCAAATTCTGCATCAATTTTACCATAAATCCATTTTACTAGATCTTTTACAATAGTTTCACTACTATAAAGATCCCACTCAGTCATAGTACAATGAGCTTCATAAGGTCGTTCCTCAGCAGGTCTCTTATCTTGTATAGTATGAAACAAAATTTCGTTTATTTCTTGTGCTTTAGGGTATACATATTCCCCAAGAATCTTTTTCTGACCTTTAGGCGGTTGTACTATCTCCGTTTCTATGCCATGATGAGTCCTTTCCAGCATTCCTGGATCAAGTTCTTCAGCAAGATCCGTATTCATCTCTACTGGTATCCTTTGATTTGTATTAAGAACAATATTACCAGAAATACTTATTCTATAATCCTTATTTCCTGGTTCCTTATAGAAAGGATAAACCTGATGTCTCATAACAGACGGAAATAGGACTAGAGTACCCTCTAAATCTTTCGCACTATCATACCAATAAGATGATGGTCTTCCAAATATATCCGTGTAATGAAATTCAAATGATCCATTAGTTGCATGACCTGAGTTAATACCAGCCTTTTTTGATATAGAATCACTTGTTTGCTCATCATGAGTATATGGTATTTGCATCCATATAACAAAACTCCAAAGTCCGTGATGATCATGAGTAGGATTGTATTCACCTGCTCTCTGATAATTTACCCACCATTTATGCAAACTATAGGGATGCACTGAGTTAACGGGAACTTTGTCACCATAGTTACCAAAGTTATGACAAAAGTCTTGTATTAGCGGATCGAGAGTATTGAGATAGAACCATGCCTCCTTATCTTGCAATGCAAAACTATCTTCTAAGTGTCCAGCAAGATATTCTGAATATGATTCAACAGAATGCTCGTTAATACGATCCCAGAGATAATCCATCTCTTCCTTACTCAACTTCTTCTGCATCCATCCACCAGTATAAGGGACAACAGGCTTTACAGCACCTGGTGTCCCAACCTGATCCGCATTACGAACCTGATTTATAATACTCAACGACCTTGACCTCTATATGCTTTTTTCTTAGCATTACTTGAGGTCGCACTCAATTTAGTACGAGCACTCCTTCCTTGACGAGTCTTTTTAGGTTGTGGAAGAATATAGTCACTATTTCCCCACGCACCACCATTTTTGAATTTTGGCATAATTAATCTCCAATAAAAACGTCTTCGCTACCACCTGAGATAGTTGATAGACAAGGCCACTCAGTTGTGTCCTCACCTAGATCATCACCTATTCTACCAGCAAGCTCCCCTGTAATCCAAACTGTCTTGGTACTAGAGTAACATCTGCGTTGATGTCCCTCTGAAGCTTCCCTACCACCAGAAATTCCTTCCGTGCAATGCCACGCAGGACTTGATCTAGTAGTAAAACATCTGTTACTAGCGGAACTAGTAGAGTGTTTTGTTTTAGTAGGATGTGGAACAAGCTCATCTCTATCTATAATGGGTATCTTGTTGTTTATTATAACACTTCTTTCTAATTTTGTCTTGGGTTTTTGCTCAGTAGGCTTCCAAGTTGTAACAGCATCCATCTGTGCTACGGGCTTGGGGTTAATAGTACCTGTTGTTGCCGAGTGAGGACAGTTACTTAATATACCACCACCTAGTCCTGGATGGTGTGAAGATCCGCTACCAGTACCATGACCACTACAATTACCTTTAAATAACGCTGCTCCTATTGCCATTATGGTAAATACATTCCTGTATCGTAAGGGTTTCCGTATGCAGCAATCGCTGCGTTCCAAGCTGCTCTAGCTCGGGTTAAATCATTCCATATTTTCATCGTTCCTGACGCAGTCCACGGTTTGCACCCATCCCCAAGTAACCCAGACATAGAAAATGACTGATATGGACCAGGAGATGAACCTGCAGGTGCAGGACATGTGATATGACCACATCCACTTTCCACGGTACTACATGATAAAGTTATACTTATATCTATACTATCTCTAGGATCTGGTCTATATTGCTTCATCATATACTTAGTATACTGCGATGCATGAGGCAATTCACTAATTCTTCCTTGTACTGTAGTAACATATCTTCTATCATGGTTACTATATTCAGGAATAACCTTTTGAGTTATCCTATCAATATGTTTCATTCTATTTGCTTGACTATTATCACGCATATATCTTATAATACTATCCTTTGCTTCCGTAGGTATTACACTACTACCCTCTAATACATCCATATTAATGTCAGAAATGTCATAGGTATCCCTCAATGGATCAGTAGCACTATCACTATACATCCTTTGAGCTAACTTTCTTACTCTTTGTCTATCGGGATCACCTTTAACTTTGAAATCAACTACCTTATATTGATCAGCATATGACTCTGGAAGTGATGTTATTGCGTTTAAAGTCTCTTGAGTAGTCTCATAATCACCTGGAGGTAGTGATTGTAAGAACTGTTTTAACTGATCTGTGGAATGAGTGGTAAAATTACCCTCTCTAAATGTACGATCCACTACTTTATGCACATTTCTTATCTGTAATTGCGGTGGTTGTGAAGAAGAATACCCTGATCCTCCGTCAGTTATCTCAATAGCAGTCATCGAACCGCCTACAAATGTACCTCTTACTTGTGCTCTCGTACCTGTGGTGGTTAGGGGTGCGGTAATATACACATCTGGCACAGCATCTAGTGTTTGCCAACCAGCTCCACCATCAACTATACTAATATTATCTACCTGTCCATTAACAATAGACATAGTAACTTGTGGTACTCTTAAGTCATGGAACCTATTTGGTGCTTCTTGGTCTATATCTGCTGTAACATATTGTAAAGACTTATCCATAAACTCATAAAAACCGACCAACGCTGCTCGGTCTGGAATACCCCAACCTGCTTTTGCTGTAATTACGTGGTTCCTATCGGATGTATACTGTGTATCCTTAGCAAAATTACTACCACAAGCATCAATATATGCTATATGGTATGGAAAATTATCTAAATCGGTATGAAATACACGAGTTACAATATGACCGTTAAGTGTATCACCCGATCTTAGTACATCAAACCCTTCTTGACCCTCTGTTGCTTGTACTGGACCTACTGTTTTAATCTTTATGTTATTAGTAAGAACAGTTGTACTATTATCTGGGTGGGTATGAGTATAAGTTAGAGAAAATGTGGTTCCCACGGTGTAGCCTGTCCCAGGGGATAATACCTCTGTAATACGCCAAGACGTGCCTGAAAAGACAGATGGGTCGTTAGTATCGTCATATATGGGTTTAATCTCACATTTAATCCTAAGACCTGTAGCAAGACCAGAATCTAAGTTGAATATCTTAAAATCATTAAACGACTCGTCGCCAGCCTGGTAGGGGTTCTGTGCCGTAGTATACTCAGTACCAGTCGTTTCATTCTCATTCCAACTATCAGTATAGGTTACTCCATCATACGACAACTCAAAATCTAGACATCCATTAGGTAACGTGGTTGAAAGGGAGTCATAACTAAAACACAACTTAGGACTTTGGGTATCTATTGCAAATAAAGTTGAATGTGGGCAATCGGGGTCATCAGAATCTTTTCCTTCTGGTGGAACAGTATACGATATTGTGGTCGAAGCGGGGGTGCAGTCAAAGGCACTACAAGGAAAACAAGAAGATGATGAAGAATAACTACCATCACCTGCACCAGGAGATGACTCAGGTATATTAGTTTCTTCTGTTTCTATATGATAGCAAGGTGTTCCTAATATACCTGCCTTATCAGTAGTATCAAATAAGTATGACATCCATGTATCAGAATACCCAAAATCAAATGAAAGACCTGTAGGATAGTAGTCATATACAAATAAACAATCTCCAGCACTCTCTCCTTCTTGTAAGTACTCAGAGTTTAAGCGATTTGCCTTACCACACATACCATCAGTTAGCATATCTGCTGGATTGCCACCTGACGTGCATACTAGATCAGATTGATACTGAACAGTTGTGCCATCTCTCGCAGGTACATTATAAGGTAAATTGCCTTGCCTGATAGTTGCACCAGGATATTCAATAAATTCTACACTAACACCATCAGCAGTACCTGGATGTTGCCTCACACAGGAATTTGTATATCTTTCTCCAACAGGTTTACAACCCATTTACTTTTTCCTCTAATTCTTCTAACCTACGATATATCTCATCGTAGTTCTCCTTAATATTTAGATACTCCTCACTATGTTTTGGTTTATATAATATCTTATCTGGGGTAGTTATATCAGAAACATACTTTGTTACCTCTCCTAGACGCTCTGCTAGTCCTTGTACGCACTGATTAAGTACTTCATGTGCCTCTGCATTATCTTGCCAAGGATCATACTCTGTAATATTCTGATTAGGATCACTCATCACTTTTTTTAAATGTTAGTTTAGGTTCATCTAAGGTGTATTCTAACACATCTTCTATATTCCAATCAAGTGCCTCGGCAACTTCCTCTGGAATTGATATGTAAGTATCACCGAAATCATCCTCTTGTAGGGTAAGTGTGAATCTTTTTGACATATTCAGTCTTCATAAACGGTTAACTGATGAAGTAGATGGTATCCTTTGCTTAAAATCTTCCCAAGTCTTAACTACATCTTTAACATCATTTATACAATCTGAACTTACACAAAGATCAGCACAGGCATACATTCTACTATCAAGACAACCCTCATGCCTTATAAGGGTCTCAAGCAACCATGTGCGTGTATCTTGGAAATCTTGTGAAAACTCTGGGGTCATGTTTTTTACTGGGGAAATTTTTTTAAAATATTTTTATATATCACTTGCTCTTGGGAACCTTTGTAGGTTAGGGTCTCTAGCTTTTTTAATATAAGGGCCGCATCAAACATCGAGAACCCCCATCACAACTGTGATTTGGGCGGAGTTCTTTACATTTAGTAGATCAATTTAACTGTCTGAGTGTTACATAGGCATGAAAAAGGGGCAACTAATTGTTACCCCCAGTATAGCATTATGCTGCTAGATTGTCAAGAACTGTTTGGTCAATTTCGGTGACTTCGTTAACACCTTTCAACCATTTATTAATGTGTCGAGATGTAGTAACTGACCAGAATTGTGATGTTCTAACATAACCTTTCTCTGGCAAATATGCTGCAACAGGTGTTCTATAACTGAAGAAGATTTGTGTTCCGTCGTTGATAGTAACCTCGTTCTGATTTGCTGCGATTGGTGTTAGTTTCATTTTAGGATTGATCCTTTGTTTGTTACTCTCTTATTATAACCCCTCAGAGAGCACTAACAACAACCTGTGTGCCACTTTGTCAGGTGTCACATACTATGTGTTAACAATAGGGGGCAAATTAGGTCATGGGTTTCTGTACCTCTCACAAGGTAATTATACCATAATTTGTGATAATCTGTCAAGAATATTGTGATATCCTCGTTAACATTGACAGTCGGTAGATTGTATGCTAAGAGTGTATTAGTTTTCCACATTTCCACAGGTAAGTAACACTCAACCTAGTTTAATTAACCATTTAATTGTTTTCAACAATTCAAGGTAAGTTTTCCACATTGTTGTTAAAAACTCTCCATAATCTGTGTTTTCTGATATACTCCCACTGCATAATGATTAACTCCTTAAGTGTTATAAACACATAGTTAATCTGTTCTCCGTGAGTAACATTTAAGTCATACTCTTTGTTCTCACTATTTGTCATTGTACGTCCTCATATCTTCCCTCTTGTGATTTATACATAGCGGATGAAGATTGTTGTTCTTCCGTATTACTTTGTAACTCCAATTCATCCCAGTATTTGTTGTTAACTAAGAGATTAACTTCATTATAAGGATAACAACTATGTTTTGCAATTTCAGGGTCTTTTTGCCATCTATGGAGTGTAAGAGTTATATACATTTTATCAATGAAATTAACCTCTCCTATTTCATCTTTCCATTTAACGATTTGCCCTTTCTTAAACTCATTGAAACGCATGTAATTTGCCTCAGTGATTGTCAACAACGTCCCAAAACCATCCGATTGATTTGATATAATCAAAGCATGAATGTTTAGGCAATTCTTTATACCTATCTCCCCTAGAGTTTCTAACAGCGTCCATGTACAATTCTAAGTCAATTACTGACTCAAACGTGCCATGTAATTTCTCTTCATTGTCATAAACTTTGTACTGCATTTGTCTAGGGGTTTGTGTTAATTAGCGAGGACAATCATCAACATTATTATATGTGAGTTGATTGTAATCATGTCATTATAAGTCATACTTAGATAATCAAATCTACTTGACTTTGTGTTATTTTAATTCTGCGAACATCACATACATCGTTAACATCTTCATCGAATACTTTAACATTAGTTGTTAATAGTTCTTCGGGCAAAGATTGTAGTTCTGTGAGTAAATCAAGGTAAGTCATTGTTTCGTTAGTTGTGAATGTATCAACGTAACTATCCCAACCAGTTGTTAACGTGTTCCAAGCGATTAGGATAATTGGTTGCATGTTAGTAAGGTTTAATTAGTATTACTTATAATGCACCATTGTGTCGAGGTTGTTATCATTATCGTTAGGTAATTCTGCCCCACTCTTTGTTACATACTCCTTAATAATAGCGTATGCTTGATTAAAAATAGGGGTGAAATCTAACTCTCCTCGTAAACAATGAGCGAGTTCATCTATCTGCTCTGATGTTAAACAATGGTCAGGATGTCTAATATCACATAGAGGGATAGTATGCTCTACTAATTCATTTAAATTAATAGTAATTTCATAGTCACGATATACTGGCATGGGTGGATTAGGGTGTAATTGTTGATAATCAGGAGTGATGATTACGTCCATATTTATCTCTCCCAGTACATTGAATTAAACTCAGCAATGTTTAAGTAATCGTCATCATGTACCTGGGAATTGTTATCAATTTCAAAGACGAATTCATCTGCAAAATATTCAACTGGTATGCCTCCTAAATCCTCACAGCAACGTAATATGTCGCCTATTTGTTCATCTGACATGTCACATATGTCGATACAATATGCAATGTCCTTTTCTAATTGTGTCATGGTTGTTGTTAATTAAGGAACAAAAAATCGGGCGTTGATCCACACCTACTGGCATAAATCTTCAAATCTTGCATAAGCAATAGACTCACATTGTTCTTCATCAAATTGAGGATATTCTTCTAATACTTCCTCATAAATTGTTTCTAATAGTGCTTCGTGATGTAATACTGACATGATTAATTGTCCTCCATAGATAAGATTTTGTCAAACACATTTGTTTGTTTAGGTGATAACTCAAAGTCCATATCTCTGAGTATATCGTATAACTTAATGAACTCATATAGTTCATCATTAGTAACATGAATTGTTCTCATATTACACCCCTACAAGTGATACAGAGTTGTTATGATCTTGTTTTAAATGTAAACAAGTCTTATGAATTTGGAAGAGTAAAGACATATCAACTCCCTCCCAATCTGACCACTCTGATACATAATCCCAATGGTCAAAATCACCTGTATTATCAACATTTAATGGGCAAGATTTGAATTCTAAATCTTCATCAATCCAGAAGATTCTTCCAAATGCGTCACTACTATACATTGTAAGTTACCTCCGTAGATGATACAAACTGCCACATATTTGAGTGATCTACGTTGTTATCAACGTACTCAAACTTGTGTATTTTGTCATAAACTTCATTGACATACTGTTCAGTAGTCATTATTCTTTTGGACATAGTTTGTCCCATAAATGTTAAGATTCTAAGGACTCTATCGTACTGTTTAACACCGTCTTGTGTTTTTACAGGATAGTAATCACTAACCATAGAACCAGTTTTTGAAGAAAGTTGCATAATAAACTCCGTAATGTGTGTAATTAAATGTTATTAAACTTGGGACATTGCCAAGTCTTT